TGAATAGGAGAAGCTAAACGACGATCAAACTTTCCTTCAAGCTTGGATGTTTGAACTACACCAGCTTGGTTTGCGTCACTTTTGAATTGGGGAACATCTTCAGATAGCTTCAATTCTGAAACTGGAACCTCTGAAACCGAACCTTCTGTATAAGTAGGTTGGCTTGCAAGTGTTTGGTCTTGTTTAATTTCTTCAGGTATATCTAATGCAGCGGGCTGTTCTCCCTCTCCTGTTGTAGTAGGAACAGTAGGTGGCAAAGTTGCTCCCACTCCCACTCCTTCAGGTGCGATAGCTCTTTCGGCGGGTTGTACGATTTCTCGTTCACTAACCACAGGAACGCTGTCTCCAACTGGGGGATTGATAACTGGTTCGACATCTTTTACCCTTTCTATTGGAGGGGGTGGAGGAGGTGGAGGATTAAGAACATCTAATGCCTCTTGCCCTGCCGTGGTAGAAGCCCGCTTAGTTAAATCTTCTACTGGTGCTTTGCTGCTTTGAGGAATGCTGACCGCTCCAGCAGTCAATGCAGCAGTAAGGGCTTCTTGTGCCGCTTGTCCACCTACGCCTTGGAATGTGGGTACATCCCGTCCGGTACGTTGTAGGGCGATGTTAGATGCAAGCCGTTCTTGTCCACCTTGTGCGCCCTCAGTAACTGATTCCTCTGTCGTTGCTTTAACTACTCGTGGCGCTATTTTTTCAGCAGCTTTCTCTCTGCCTTCTTTGGTAAGGAACTTTTCTATACCGCCTTTGGATGCAACATACCCCAAGCCAGCGCCAAGTGCAATCTGATCTAAGTTCTTGCCGGTATAGTCTTGTGCTGCGGTAGCCTTCTGTCTTGCCTCTGCCTCAGACAAGCCAGATTCTTTTTCTGCTTTATAAACGGCATCGTAAATAGCGCCTTTTACAGAGCCTGCTCCTTGTGCTGTACCAATAACGGGCGCGTATGCCTTGGCTACTACGTTAGCAGCAGCTACAGCGCGTGAACCAAGTCCAAGCGCAGCGGCGGCGGGGCCAGCAAACATGGCTGGAACATAAGGTACAAAAGAGCCAAGCCCTTGGGCGGCAGACTGTAATGGCGCTTCGTAAATGTTTTGCGCCCCAGCCTTAATTTCTTCCCACGTACTACCAGATTCCTCAGCTTTTTTCATGCGCTGTTGCTGACGCTGCATTTCTGCCTGTCGTTCTGGTGTGTACTTTTCGCCTAAACTTTTGCTTACATCTCCAAGATATTGCGATGCAACATTACCAGCGCCAGCAACATTAGTTAGTGCTTCTGCGCTACCTATAGCACCTTGACCAAAGGCTGTACCTATGTCCCTGAGGGAAAACCCTGCTTCTTTGGCTTGGACAGTGGGTTTAGGGCGTGATGGATTAGCTAAGTATTGCAACCCTTCCGTAGAAACTTTTGAGAAATCTTTAACTGCAAGGGCTTGCAGGTCGCTATCGGAAAGCTGGGATAAATCCACGTTAACGTCCTCCGGTTAGGGTTCTACGTTGTCCTTGTCGGCGGGCTAATTCTTGGGCGGCAAGTGATGCTATATCACCACCACTGGGCTTGACGCTAGACTTTAATAATACATCAGCCGCTTGGTCAATTGCAGCTTCTCTAGCTTCAGGAGAAGCACTTATCATATTAATATCGCCATAAACAGCTTTCATTGCTTTTTCGCGGGCATCTAACTCTCTTTTAGCTTGACGATCATCTCCGGCAAGTTTTCTTGCTTGAGCAAGTTCTGCATATTTAAATTTAAATTCCCGCTCAAGTCTTTCATTTGTTTCGCGCTTTTGTGCCAACAAATTTGCAGCAATTTCTTCTTTTGCGCGTAAAGCTTCGGTAGCTACCTGTCGCTTACGTTCATCTTCTAAACGTTGCGATTCTCTTCTTTGCTGCACTGTTGCAAAATTACTTTGTCTGCCAGCCAATGTCCGCTGCAATACATCAGACATACTGGTGCTTGACTCAAGGCCAGATTTAACTTGGCCTTCAATGTCTTTCCTGCGTGTTACATAAGCGTTGTATTTGTCTACATCATTAGCCGCAATAGCTTTGTCAATTTCTTCGTCTATTGCGCTTAAAGCATTTAGCTGAGTAATCTCTTGCTTTGTATAACCTTCACGCGCAGCTTGTCCTGCCTGACTAACTCCCTGCATAGCTGCACCATATCCACCCGGCGCATTAATATTCTGACCCATACGCTCCAACAAAACTTCTAAACCACTTGGGCGTTCAGCTTTTTGGCGTTCATACAAAGCTTTTAATCCTGTTTGTTGTTCACGCATACGGGCAATTGCAGCTTCCCTGTTGGGACTTAACATTTCTTGCTGCATTGCGCTTGCAGCCTTGCCGCCTGCTTCAGGATCTTGGTCACGCAATCGTGCTGCTACGGCCTGTGTCTGCCGAATAAACTCAGCGTTTTCAGGAGACATCTCTGGAGGTTGTTCAATATCTGTTTGGCTTGGAACATCCTCTTGATTTAATTCTTCAACCTGTTGGCGATATCTGCCATGAGCATCTCCACCACTACCGCCTTGGGCAAAAGCAATGATTCCTCCACCTTGGTATTCAGTTGGTAAATTAGTTGGCGCTCCCATTAATCCTTGAGGCATTGGGCCAGCGGGAGGTTGCTCTTGTGATAGCCCTGCCAAGCCCATTTTCTGAGCTACTTCTTGGCGCGCAGAATTCATTGCCCGCTGTTGTAAGCTTTGAGCTACAGTAGGTTGTGCTTGTCCACTTGACATAGCAAGCTGTTGGGCGGCGGCTTTTTTATCAGCCTCAACCTTTTGCAGCGCCAGTAAATCCAACAGTTGCGGCGTAATCGCTGCGGGATTTTGCTGTATTGGCAGCTTACCTGTATATGCGAGGGCTTCTCGTGTACTGTACATACAATTTCCTTAACCAAAAATACTTTTGAAAAGAGCAGAAGTTCCCGTCGCCCCAGCCGCTGCGGCAGAGTACGGGTTAGTAGTTGTACTATACGATTGTGTTTGTAGCGGCATGCCCTGAAGCATAGACTGTTGGAACTGAAGCTGTTTATATGGATCAGCTTTTTGCTGTTCAAACTGTGCCTGTGCAGCGGCAAGACCTGCTTGTTCAGTCTGCTGTTGAGTTCCACCCAAGCCTGCCATCAAATTAATATTAGCCAAGTTCTTGTTTTGCTCAGTGTTGTACTGACCTTGTGCAGCTTGGTATGCGGCCTGCAATCCTTGTGCTTGAATGTCGTTCATCTGGGTTCCCAGATTACGCTCACGTTCTGCGCGCTGAATAGCGTCACGACCACCACCAAATGCCCCCGCCTGCACTGCTTGTGCCTGTTGCTGAGTACCTTGGATGCCTGATTGACGAGCCGCCTCACGTTTTTGGATATCCACTACATTTTGCATATAGGGAGACATATAAGAAGCCGCCGTACCTGCATTGGTAAACGACTGTCCGGTCAAATTACCCGCTTCTCCAAAAGCTTTATTCTGAAGCGCAGAAGGCCCAGCGGTAAGCTCACCTTGATAAAACTGCGGCTTTTCTAATGCAGCACTGGTAAGTGCTTGGGTTTTACCCATTAAATCCGTAACGTAAGGGCCAGCCCAAGTGGATAAATTGGATTCCGATCCTGTAGCTGTTGCCGGAACAGCGGGAACTTTAGGTGTAGTAACTTCATCTCCCGCAGCAAACCGAGCTACACCGCCAGCAGCGTAACTAGCAAGACCACCCGGCATAAATTTACTTGGGTTAATTTCCTTGCCCTGTTTTTCGCTACCTGTACGAGCCATGCGGATTCTGTCCATCATCTTGTAGAGTTGCTTAGCCCCTGCATCAGAGTTGCCATTGCCAAGATGGGACACAACGTCAGCAGGAATAACAAACTCCCCATGAGCCAGACGAGCAGGTTGAATATCGTCAATGGTTCCCGGAATCTTGTCTGCCATACCATCGGTATCACCCCTCAAATAAGTGCCATGTGGATGTGTTGGCTTTCCACCACGAGCTAGTCCCATGATACCTCCGTATGCAGCTTTAACCGTGGTATCAACAGGTAACCTTGCCGCTTGTTGAGCTGCATCCTGTTGAGCATTAGCGGCGTTAAGCGCGTTCAAACCTGTTACCTGTGTATCAATAGCTGTTTGTGCTGCGGGCAGTCCACCTGCGGGCGCAAATTTAATGCCTGTAAAGTACTGGTGTCCAGCACCCGGACGCGCCCCAGCAGCAGGTTCAGCCGCACGACCTTGCACCGCAGTGTACGAAGGGATGCCGCCTTGGTAGCCCACGGGTTTGTTAGACTTTTCAGCATCCGTATATGCTTTGTACGCACCAACAAGTCCAGCGCCGCTTGATGCAACTTTGCCCCAATCTATATCAGTTGTTCCCGGTTTTAGGAACTTAGCTTTAAGTGCATTTTGAATATAGTCAGGTATACCTTTAAGCTGATCTAAAAAACTTACCCCCGCAGCATCAGGCGGAGTCCCCCAAATTTGTTTTTGAGTTTCCCGTTGTAGCTCATCGGGGTCTAATTGATTTGTAGTATCCCCCGAAAGAGGAACATCAAAAGAAGTATCAGTGTAACCGTCACCGGGGGTACTTGTGGTATCCGTGGGAACAAAATCTGGTGCATACGATGTTGTATCGGTGGCATCTACCGTCAGAGGAACGTCAAAAGAAGTGTCAACGTAATCCGTATAATCATAAGCCATACTAACTCCTTAAATTCCGCAACAATTCCTCAATGGACATTGATGGCGAATACTGGTTTAACAATGATTCTACTGGATTGCGTTCGTTTGTAGGGGGCAAAATATCTGCCCCAGTCATATCCAAATAGTACTGTATGTCAGCCAAAGGTGTAGGCTGACTTTGAGTTGTGGTCTGGTAAAGCTGCTCCACCGGGTCGGTTGATTTAACCGGAGTGGTAGGCGTTACCGGAGTAACGGGTTTTGTAGGTATCTTGGGGGCAACAGGTATCTTAGGGGTAACAGGCGTGCCGGGGGTGTCCGCTATTACTTCTTTTACCGTGTTATCCGGCAAGGGCGGTGCTGGCTCTAAAGGAAGTAACGGGGTATCTTCGCCCGCTATTACTTCAGTAACTGTATTATCTGGTAATGGCGGCGCTTCTTCTAAATCTTTAAGAATAGTATCAACTTCGGTTACTGTGTTATCTGGCAGCGGCGGGGCTTCTTCCAAAGGAATTAACGGGTTGGCTATACCAGTTACCTCTACTGTAAAAGGAGGTTCCTCATCTGTTACTAAACCTGCATCAGTTAATACGTCTTCTATTGGTTTATTTTCAACAGGTATGTCACTAGTGGTACTACGGTCTAATGCGTCTTGAAATGCTTGGTCAGAAGCGGCGGGGCTTATAAGGTCTTCATCTTTAGACCCATCTACTAATCCTGCATTAGTCAATACTTCCGTGACCGTGTTGTCCGGCAGTGACGGCGCTTCTTCTAAAGGAATTAACGGGGTATCGGTGATTTGATCGCCAGTCAGCGCCGCTACTTGGTCTGGTGGAAGCGCCTTCACATCACCTGTTGGTGCTACATCAGGTTTATTAGCTTGACTAATTAAAGTATTAACTACACTTTTAGCGGCTCCTTCAGCACCACCAGTTGCAGCTCCAATAACCCCTGATGTAATCAGACTAGCTGTTTTTGGGTCAACATCTTTTAGGGCTACGTTAAACGCAGCATTTGTACCACTATTAACAAGGCTGTTAGTCAATGAGTCTGTTATCTGGTCAGCATTACCCCCAGCAGCGGCGGTTTTTACTACAGAAGCACCGGCGTTAACAATAGCTTTTGCTACAGCCGGACTTTCAAGAACCGTGGATAAAGCTTTTGTTGCTTCGGGCGAATAAACACCCAACCCTGCGTTAACAATGCCGTTTTTTATAGCTTCGTCAATAGGCTTGCCCTGTGCTACTTGTACCGCCGTACTTGCAATCGCGGTTCCAATAACAGTAGCGGTGGCAGTAGCAGCAGCACCCGCAGCCGCCGCACCAGCAGCAGTAGCGCCAGCCGCAGTGGCAGCAGCAGACGCACTAGCGGCACTAGTCAAAACCCCCGCACCCATTAGTTGACTACCAATTGCGGCTCCAATACCGGGGAGAAATATAGGTAAGGCTACTGCTAGCATTACGGTCAATGGATCAGGCCCTTGGCTTTTATCGCTGTAATGACTTCTGAATTCTCCTTGTTCCCCATAGTATGTTCTACCGTCTGATGTTATTTTTTCGAACACCATACGGTTAGGTTCAGTAGTTAACTGAGGTTTTAACCCATTAGCTGCAACCCAATCTGGCAAACCTTGTGGGTACTTAGATGCTATTAAAGCGTCAAGTTTTTGTTTATATGCAGCCTCAGCAGACGCAACTCTATCCTTTTCTGCCTGTAATGCTATTGCTTGACCTCTGCTGGCCGCAGCTAATCTGTTCCTGTAGCTTGTATCTGATTCGCCTCTTGCTCTTGGAAGTGATGGAGTTGTTGATGGTCGTACTTGTCCTCCCATAATTATCTCCTTACGGCAGCGCCGAAACAAACGACATGGTGGCTACAACCGACTGGGTTGAAGGTTTGGTTGGCGTGCCGGATGCTGCATAGTACTCAATAGTTACGGTGGCAATTGTGGGTGACCAATAAATTTCTATGTAGTCATTTGCCGCCATAGAAACAAAGTAGTTCCAGCCTTTAATATCATGGTAGGGAACACCCGCGCTTTTACGAGCTGGCATGCCAACTTTACCCGTAGAACCCACAATATCTGTGCCGTTTTGTTTAAGCCAAATAAAAACATCTTGCGGAGCGTTATCCAGATTTTGTAACTGGGCGCTGAACTGAAGGTTGTATATCCCAGCGGCTGCTACCGTGATCTTGGAAGTGCTAATCGTCACACCGTTGGTAAAGTCCGTGGTGTTCAGTGTCATCAACGTGTCTGTGTTTGCCGTTGTAGTTTGTGTTTGGTCACTGGAAAACGCGCCATAGGGAACCCGCAAGCCAGACGTATCCGATGAAGCCCGTAGCTGCCCAAGGATGTTGTCTAGCTGGTTAAAATACAACCGCAGGACGTTATTAAGCTGGTTGATGTAGTTTTCTTCGTACTGCTGAGTAGCCGCAGGTAGGCGCGGCGCAACAACCCTGTTGAGTTCGTATTCAGAGGTGACAACGTAGGTCATAACTCTACCTTCTGCCGTCAGGACGCAAATCGATTCTAGGAGAGCCAAGCTGCCACTGTGTACCAATTTGATTAGAGGTAATCCGCAAAGCCATTTGCCGACCACGAACCCTAATATAAATCTGCCCGTTGTAGGTATCCAAATCTATTGGGTACGTCTGCGTGGCAGTCACCGCCTGCTCCGCATCAGAACTTGTTCCGCCCACGGACTTGGGGCTGTTATACCCAGAGCCGGAATTTTGTAACGGCAGTAGCTGCATAGTCAACGCAGGAGTTGTGCCATCTGTAGACCCATTAAACGTCAAGTCTGGTAGCATTCTCCAAGCAAACGCCATGTTATGCCCATCCCCAATATCAAACTGAGCCGAAGTTATAGACGCTTCAATTGCTAAAGTAGTTGCAGTTTCATTGTTGTCTACACCGTACTCATGGTTCACAATGTTGTAGCTGTAGGTAGCTGCCATTGGATAGTTACGTAAGCTGGTATCTAACCACGCAGTGCGGGCAAGTGTGCCGTATGCCCAAACATTTTCCACGTAGTTGTACAGGACGTACTTATCAACAGTATTGCTGGTTTCTGAGCAGTAAAAAAACCAAACCTCGTTAAAGCCTTCGCTGGTGCTTGCAAATATTTGATCGTATTGAAGTTGGTTAATGTCGTTATATACATACCGTAGTAAGTCACAGCGTAATGTTGTGACGCGACCATCGTACTTATAGAACTTGTCCACGCCCATCCAGTAGGTAACTCCTGAAGCCATAGCGGCGGCATTGGGGCCAGCAATAGATACATTATCAGCAAGAAGCTGTGAGCCCCACACATACGGGGGGCCAAGATACTGCAACGAATACAGGGCTGAATCTGTCCATACTACGATCTCTTGGCGGCTTTGCAAAGTCGTAACGATCTTGGAGCCGTGAGACAACCGCAAGCTACCTGCTTGATTGGTTGCGGCTGGATACCACGTAGTCAAAGATTCCTGATCCGACCAGCGGATTAGCATCGGGTCAAACACAGTGCTTCCGTAGTCGTTTGTGCCAAATACAATTAAAAATCGGCTAGCATCAGACACGGTAAATGTGTTTTGATAGAGTGGTGTATACCCATCTGCGCCGGGTAATGTAGATAGCAACATACCACGGGGAGATATAGCTTGTGTACCCGATTGCGTACCGGAGGTATTAATGGTTGTTGATAAAGTATAGGTAAGCCCCGTTGGTGTGCCTGCCGTGGTTGTGACCCCTGAGCCGCCCGCAGTGGTAGATAGCGTAAATGTTGTTGAGCCGTTAGTAGCAATGATGTAGTAGGTTGTAGGGTTTGTATATCCGGTAATAGACCCCGTGCCTCCGTATGTTCCGCTAATTGCCAATGATTGACCAACTGCCAAAGAAATACTTGAAGCAGTACAGTTAAATTGCCCCGCCGTTCCCGTAATAGTTACACCTGATAAAATTGAACTTGCAGTGGCGGATGTTGCAAGGTTATAAGTTGTAGAGGTGACGTACCGCACATAGTAAGTAACCCCCGGCAGTAAGCCCGTTGGCAATGCGCCTGTAGTCGTGAATGTGATTGGAGTCTTGTCTACAAGGGTAACTGTGGTTGTCATTACACAAGGCGCTGCTATTGACAACGTAATTTCTAAATTACGAACACCAATAGTTGCATCCCAGTAGTACAGTGGCCCGCCACGGGGGCCATACACCAAGTTTTGCCCCCAGTTTACTTGGTTCCAAATACGCAGCGCATCGGTGGAAGAAAGGCCAATGCCCCACGTACCCGAACCCCAAGTGCTTGCGCCCCAACCAGAAAGCGGAGCAGCGTATGATGGCCCTGTATTGATTTGATAAGCGGCGTAAACCGTGCCACCACCAGTGGCGGCTGTAGCTGCGGCTGAAATGGTAATGTTGTAAGTATTTATTGAAACATACGCAATTTGATACTGCCCTACGATTGTCTGCCCACCAACCGCAGTGCTACCGTAAAAGGTTACATAGTCCCCGTTAATTGCGCCATGTGCAGCGTCCGTTACAAGCACCGTAGTTGTGCCGTTTGTGGTAAACGGGTTAGTCAGGGTATCTGTTACGCGGACTGGCGTGATGTCATAGTACGCCCCACCGTTCTCAATATAGAACTTTAGGTTTGTGCCAACACCAAGCAGGTTTAAGGAGTTAAGAGTTACCCAGTTCCACAGGGAGCGGCATACCCCTAAGAATGTTTCTGCTGAAATACGTTGCCATCCACCTATTTTTTCTGGTGTGTTTTGACGAAAACGTACTTTATCGGACTCATACCAACCATTTTCATTGGTCAGGCGCGTATTTTCGCGATTCACCCCGCTTTTCAATTGCAATTTTTGCAAAGTCATTTTTATACCTCAAAGTAATTTGACTTACGCACATTTTCATGTCCCGGAATAACACGTAGATTAATTGGTGTATGTAACCCCGACACTAATTTTCCTTGCAATGGAACTATATGATCTACATGCCATGCAAAACCAAACAATTTTGTACGTAATGCAGCTAGTTCGTAGGCTTGCTCCATCATCCAATGGTCATCATCTGTAAGCCATATCGGGTTACGTTGTAGCTTTGCTGTTTTTCGTCGTGTTTCTTTAACATTCAACTTTTCAGGAAACCGCAACCTAAACAATTTATAGTAATTAGGATTATTTGCGTAAAACTGTTTGCTTTTTTCTTGTAAAACAATCTTATTTTTTTCAGAATATTCCCGTTGGTATGCCCGTTTTTTGTCAGCAACTTTTAAGTATTCGGCTTTTTTACGTACCAATAACTGTTCTCGATTAGCCGCATAATGGGCGCGTTTCTGAGCCGTTATTGTTTCACGGTTATTTTTTACGCTAACAATCCTACATGCCAAACACCTATAGGTATACCCATCCCACCTACCCGCATCACGACCAAACAAGTCTATAGACTTTGTGGTATTGCATTTGTTGCAGTGTTTGGTAGGCATGGTTGATTTTCCCACGAATTAAGCGTAAGGGCGAGTCCCAGCTTTGTCGATGATTAGCGTCTGGCCTCGTGGTTTACCCTTGGGGTCATTGGGCACGCTAATGTGCGTCCAGCGGTCAAACTCGCGGATTATCTGGTCGAAGGGGAGTTTAGCAGCTATCACAGCTTTTACAACAGCGTCAGGGGCCATGCCGGGAACACGAATATCAGCAGCGCAACCTATCCGATGCTGGGAAGTATCCTTGGAGCCAACCGCATCGTTAACCTTTTTAGATCGGAAGGCGGAGTTGACCATGACGGGTTTACCTCCAATCGCCACCTTGACCAACTCCAGTAAGCCAGCCAGTCGCACCAAATTTTCTCGCTCTGTTTCATTGGGTGTGTTGTCAAACTCGCGGTGGTCGGTTATGGTCAGTTCTTCAAGGGTGAAGTGTTCGGTCAGGTTCATCTTGCCGCCTTATCTGCCAGCTTCTCAGCAGTACGCAAACCGCCAAGGCCGAGCATTCCCAAGAGTAAAGGCATCATGGTTCCTGTGTCCATCTGCGGAAACTTGACTGGATGCCCATATAAAGCAGAACCCCACTCAGCCAGCGGGCCGATGACAAATTGGACAGCAAATCCCGCGCCGCACACCCAGCCGATGCTTGGACGCCACCCACTGACGAATAGGCTGGAGCTTGCTGCTTCAACTTTATTGATCTCCATCTGCCCGGTGATCTGGGCCAGTTCGCCGTTTTGTTGCAGCTTGAGCAACTCCAGCTTGGCAGCGGCCTGCTGCGCCGGATCAGGCAGAACTCGGTCTAAGACTTTGCTGCCAACTTCAAACAATGCGGATACGGGATCAAGTGCCATCTGGCGCTCCTTTGTTAGTGCGGATGTCTACGATGCGCTCGGCAGTCTTACCGGCAAAAATAGCGGTGATGACAATAATCATTGCTTGACCGAGCAGGTCAACGTATGCGCCCCGTGTTTCCATCTCAAAGACAGAAAGCAGTGCAAAGAAAAAGTAGGAGAACAACAGGAACACCACCGTGACCGGCTGGATGTTGCGTGCTAACCATGATTCAGTCATCTTGCCTTCTCCATTACTTTGGCCCTGAGTAGAGGGCTATCTGAAGTACCTGCCCACTCAGGTAGGGCATTCCAAATTAGGACGTAATCATCTGCGCTACATTTTGCCTTATCTAGCCACTCCAGCATGGCCTTGTGGCGCTCTGCTGGATCGTGCATTGTCCAACCAATCACATACAACTCCTGTACTGCACAAATTAATTGCTTTTTGGGCAGAGGCGGCGGTGTGCTGCTCAGAATGAGCTTGTTCTGTGCCGAAGATACCGTTGCCAGCATCAAAAAAACCAAAAACAAGCGCATACATGGGCTACATCCTTAATTCAATACTTCAACTTCTTTGGGCTTGGCGAGCTCGGCTTTGAGCATCCCTAGGAATGCGTCCTTACCTACCATGAGTTGCTGTAGCTGAAACTGCGTGGAGCCGATCTTGCGATCCAAATCAATAATATGGTTTAAATAGGTAACTTCTTGTTCATTAAAATCATTAGCATTGTATTCAACATTATCTATTGTAACAATTTGAGGGCTTTTTTCTTTGCTCATTTTGTGTTTCCTTTGTTTACATTTATTAAAATGCCAGCGAGACATATTAGCTATATCGCCGACCTTAGCACAGTAAGGGCAAGTAACTCGCGGAGCAGTTAATCTTGCTACGCTTATTCTCTCCCTAGCTGATTCTGAATGCGTTTTCCCGTACATAACATTTTTATTTCCAGCACGAGCTAACGAAAATTTTTTCCTAGTTTCATCCGATATTTTTAATAGTTTTCGTTTTTCCAAAGCTCTTGCATAAGATTCTTTTGAATGTGGAATTCCAATTTTAGCTCTTGATTCTGGGGTATGAACCATTCCAGATGTGCCTTCTCCACCATTGGTAATGTTGCACAATTTGTAACCTAAACGCTTTAACTGGTCAATTTTTTCAACTTCTGCAAGTAAAACTAATTCTTCATCTACATGCTCAAATGTTTTACGTGCTTCAAAGCCGCCGCATTTATTAACAACATTTCTCCAGTATCTATTACGATTCCTTGCCGCTGTTAATCGTTTTAACGTGCCTTTTCCTACATAAAAAATAGCACCCGTATCTAAACGGATATGCTCATAAACGTAGAACACGGCGGCTTCCCGTTACCAAGGTACGCCAGCGGCGGTTACCGGATTCTTTTGCAGTTCGATCTGCTGTGCAAGGCTTGCCTCTGTAGCGTCCTTGTCCACGCCGTTTGCCCAGCACCAGCTAAGCACTTCAGCCTCGGTCACGCTGGCGTAGGGGATAGCAGGGGTCGCAGCAGCAAAGCCGCAAGTGCTGTAAGCGGATGCGGAATAAACACCGTCAACAGCGGTTGCAGTCCAATGTGCTGTGGTGATGAAACCGTCTGCAACTAAGTAGTCGGTCTGTGTGATTGTCCAAGTGGTAGTGGTCATAGTTTGCTTTCAAGTTGAGCCACGCGGCGGCGCAGCGATTGCAATTCGGCTATGAGGTTGGCGATGATTTCAGCACTGGAGTAATCCATCGCTTGCATCTCAGAGCCGTCTTTTACGCCCGTTGCCACGTTGGTGCGGCTGGCCTCTTGGACTTCGTGAGCAATCAAGCCAACAAAGGTAGAGCCATCAGCCTTCCATGTTCCTTCAACGGGGTTCAGGCTGTCGATGTATGCACCAGAGGTGGTAATCGGGCCTGTGATGTTTTTCAGACGGTAGTCGGAGGATGTGTTGTATGCAACTGCGGTTGTGCCGCTTTGCGTAATGGAGCCGATTTGACTGCCGTTATATCCGAACCCAATATAGCCGTCCCCATTAGTGTTTGCCGTTGAATGGTTAACGTAAACCTTACCGTCTCCAACTCCTTGAAAGGTAAAGGATCGAGAGTTTGTAAAGCCAGTACTCGTAGTCCCCACCAGCAAGTTACCGCTGGAGTCGATGGTGACACGAGCGATAGCGCTACCGTTCGCCGCATTGGTGTAGAAAATCTGGCGTGTAGGTGGGTTTTGACCTGACGTATACGTGCCATCAACCTCAATCGTCATGGCGTTAAGGTAGGTGTAAGCAGACCCTTGGTATGGTGCTACACGCAACAAGAACAGACCGTCACCGTCAGATACACCAGCAGGCGATGCAGTTGTACCACGCGACTTTATGTAATCCAAAACAGGCGCAAACGCATTGGCCGTAGACCGTTGCATTGTGATGCCGTCTGATCCATTTACGGTCAGCTTTGTGATTGCGGTAGTAGTACCAACAGCCAAATTCCCACTCGCATCCAGCGTCATTGCTTGGGTGAAGGTGATGGCAGCGCCTGCGGTGCCGGAGGGGGCGTTGAACCAAGCGTGTTGGCCGCTGAAAGATTGGTATTGCGATGCTGCAGCAGTAATTCCGTACCGCCAGTTGGTACCGTTGTACCAAGCGTTTGCTGACAAAAACACGTTGTTGTTTGCAGCACTGGCAAGGCTTGATCCAACACCCGCAAACTCAAATGCCTTCAACCCGCTCCACGCACTCGGCGTCACCCCCAAGCCGAGGTTGCCGGAGGAGTCGAGGCGCATAGACTCCGCACCGCCTTCCGCAAAGGCAATAGTGTCAGCAGCAGGGAAAAAGATGCCTGTGTTGGTGTCGCCTGTAGTGGTGATGGCGGGAGCAGCAGCAGAACCCGCAGAGAAGGTTGCGACACCCGTAGCACTCAGCGTAGTAAACGCACCCGCCAACGGAGTAGTTGTTCCGATAATGACGTTGTTAATCTGGTTGCCGCCGCCAGCAATCGTCCCACCGAGGGTAAACGCGCCGATGGTGTTAGCCGTCAACGTAGTGCCGTTGAAGGTCAAGTTGGCGGAGTCAGTTTCAAGGCCACCAGTGGTGGAGTACACCACACGGCCCGATGTCAGGCCAGAGTTGGTGATGGAGCTAAATACCCCTGCGCCGCCCGAAGCGTTGGACAACTTGGCGTAATCAGTGCCGTTCCAGAAAACATGCGCCTTCTCGCCATTGACCAGCGTTACGCCGCTGGTAGCAGAGCCTTTGACGGTCAGAGCAAACCCACCAGTGGTGTTGTTGTTGATTAGATAAATACGGCTGCTGCTAGGCACAATCAAGTTACGCGCTGCGGTCATAGCCCCGCTGACGTTTAGGATAGCGTACTGCGCCGTGGTCGAGCCGATGTTGGTTGCCGAGCTTGTACCCTGCGTAATACTGAGCGTGACATCAGTTGTGGTGATGGTGATCGCCAAGCCGCCAGCAATGGCAATGTCCAAGTAAGACGTAACGGCGTTGTTTACGTCATCGCCCCATGTGCCGGACTCAGTGCCGGTTACCGGCTGTCCAAGGGAAAGGTTAGTTGTGTAATTGACTGTCATAGGATTTCTTTCCAAGAAGTAGTTTGCTCATCCCACTCGTAACGCTTGTCATCACTGGGGTATTGTATCGGAGGATGCCATTGGCATGTCTGTTCGTCAAGCCCCCAGCTAGGGTACGGCTGCGGCGGGATAAACGCATCCCTGTCTGGGTCGTAGGTGTAGCCAATCCCAGCATAGTTTTTACGAAATGGTGTACCGCCTAATGAATGCTGATTGCTCCTTGTGTTGTAGCTGGTCTTTTTCCAAACGGTTCCTGTTGTCTCTGCATAGATAGCTTCACCATCAAGCGGCTCGTCAACGCCCACAATCACTTGTAAGACTACATTGTTTTCGTCAAGTTCAGCAAAATGTGCCATTATTAGAAAATAATTGTTCCAGAGTCAGTAAATTTGTAATACCGGTAAGTTGCGTCTGTAGTTACAGTCGGTGAGCCTGTTGTAGTTGCTGTCGGTACGGCAAGTAAAGTACGAATGCAAACTATACCTTTACCGCCAGCACCCCCTGTTCCAGAGTTTCCTGATCCAGCAGTTCCAGCACCACCCCCTCCGCCGCCGGTATTTGCAGTTGCAGCAGCACCATTAAAACTTGTCGCAGTATTGCCGCCAGCACCGCCACCATCTGTTGCAGTTCCTGCTGTACGGCCTGCATAAGCACCGCCACCACCGCCGCCAGCATACGTTACTGTTGCGCCGCTATATGTACTAGATGTTCCGCCGCCTCCATTGCCGCCCACAGATGCAGTTCCAGCCGCACCTACCGCACTAGCTCCACCCCCACCACCTCCACCATAAGCAAAAGGTGATGTTGCCGTTCTAAAACCAACGCCGCCTGTGTTTCCTTGCCCTGATGTACCAGTGCCTGCTACGCTTGCTGCACTACCACCGCCCGGGCCTCCCCCACCAGAACCCCCAGCTAAACCGGCTAATCCAGCGGCTGTTGAACCACCCCCACCACCCCCACCAGTTGCAGTGATTGTTGTTATTCCTGCTCCGCTAATAATAGAATTACCACCGCTCGTACCTCGCGTACTTGCGGGTGTCCCTCCCGCCCCTAATGGGCCTACGGTAATAGTGTATGTAGTGTTAAAACGCAATAAAAGATCGGTTGCAGTTAATAGCCCACCCGCGCCGCCACCGCCGCCTGATGCCCCAACTCCAACCCCTACCCCACCGCCACCACCGCCGCCAGCAACTACTAAATAGTCTACTGAAGCCGTTGTAAAAGGCCATATTCCAGCTTTTAGTGCTTGCAAAACAGTAGCTATTTTCCAAATGCCTTTAGCACTAGCCGTTGTCGGCGTTTGTGCCGTGGACGACATAATAGAACCTTTATATCTTGTAGCCATTGTTGTTTACCAAGATATAGAGCCAGTGCCAGCAGTGAATCTGTACACTTTATAACCAGAGCGATACGTTGTATTTGGCGTAGTGTTTCCTGCGCTTCCGTTGCAGACTAATCCTGCGGATACAGAAGAAAGATCGGCGTATATATTAGCGTAAGCAATAATTAATATGCCAGAGCCTCCAGTCCCGCCTAGAACACTAGCTGCTGCACCGCCGCCTCCACCACCTTGGTTAACACCGCCTGCGCCCGGGCCAGAACCTGTAACTCCTCCACCGCCTCCGCCTAAACCGCCAAGAGTCGTACCCGTGTTGCGAGTCCAACCACCCCCACCTCCAGCGTAGTAAACGCCAGTACTTGTAATTGCGGTTCCGGTTAACGTAGTAGTGGTAGCCTTGTTCATGGTGTAAGTACCAGTGCCGCCAGTGCCTGTTCCCAAAGCAATAACAACTGTGCCTGCGGGGACACCTGACCCCGTTATTTGCGTACCAATACCTATAACCCCAGCAGAAACGGCAGTGATATTTATGCTTGTGCTGGTGCTTGTGTTAGCAGTCCCAGCAAACGCTGTGGTAATGGTGCTTAATATTCCAATCCCGCCAGTACCTGTAGAAGAAGCACCGCCAGAACCAGCAGCAGCTTGACCACCACCACCGCCACCAAAGTTAGTAGAAGTAGAGCCAGCACCGCCATTACTCCCTTGACCTGCTGTTCCAGTTCCACCAGCAAATCCGCTTAAATAAGCAGCGCCGCCGCCAGATCCGCCATTTGCACCAGCTTTACTAGAATCAATACCACCACCGCCTCCAGCTATTGCGGGGCTTAAACCTGATGCCGTAAATACTGAATTGTTGCCATTTCCATTTGCAGCCGTTGTATCAGATGAAGATGATGTTCCACCGGCTCCAATTGTTACCGTGTAACTTGTTGTAGGGGTAATAGTTGCGGCTGAGGATGAAACTACACCTCCAGCACCGCCCCCTCCGCTATATTGATAGCCTCCAGAACCCCCGCCAGCAACTAATAAAAACTGAATTGGAAACGGTATAGTGGGCCATGTGGTCGCTTTTTGCGCTTGCATTACATCACTAGTAGTCCAAATCCCTGCGGCACTAATGTTTGATGTAGCCTGTTCTGTTGATGAAAGAACAGACCCTACATATTGCGTTGACATTAGGTTATAGCTTCGTAAGATGAGGTTAATTCAATTGCGGATGACGTTCCTACAGTAACCACAATCGACTGTGCTTCACCCAAATATAACGCCGTACTTTTGTCAACAACCACAATTGAAGCGTTTACTGGCACAGGCACTTGATAGATTAAACGGTAGTTTGTACCAGCGCCAGCCGCAGCACTGTTGACTGCTACAGTTACGGTTGCAACAGATGCAGTTACATTTGACGCAACAATATTGTTAATTTTATTAACCGTGCCCGCCGCAGGTGTAAGCGCAGTCCAAGTCGTAGCCGCCGTTGTGCTTGGAATTAAATAGTTTGTACTACCGTAAATTGATGATACGTTAACAATGTTTGGGTTTGCCATATTTATTCCTTAGTATCCAAAAACCATTGCCATAACTATTGCCTTACCTTCTGGCACTGACATAGAAGCAGGGTACGTTACAAACACATTCTTTGCGCCTGCGGAAAAATTTACCAACGAACCAGAATTGCTAGAAGAAAGTACAGTTGTTCTAGACAAAGTTGTACCAGAGGAGGTGTACGTCCCAATACCCACTTCCCACTCTGTGCCGCCTTCAATGGTGTAGTAAGTGGAATTCCCGTCACCAACGGCGGCAAAGGTCTGATACCCAGTTGCTGCACCGGCAAGCGTAACAGTTCCCGTACCCGTTGTCGTGGTGGTTTCTTGAACCCGATCAGCTAAGACAAGTGCCATTTACACCTCTACGTTGCGTTATCAATCAACACCCAGTTTGCTGTTTGGGTATCTTGGATTGTAGACCAGCCGGGGGTCTGCGTGCTGTTAATATCTATCCAGTTTGCGTTTTCGCTGTCATCAATTAGTTGCCAATATACAGGAATCAACGTTCCAACAGCGCCCGCCGCAGACACACCAGTTAGGGCCAGAGTCCTGTCCCCCAAGCCTAAGCTGCCTACTGAAGCGGCTATCGCGGCGCTGGTTAAACCAAAACTAAACTCAAATTCGACAGAGCCTACATCACCAGTTGCAGTCAACGGGCTAAGCGGGACAATCAAATACCCAGTTTGGCCTGTTGCCTCAACGCCTGACAGTGCAACTTGTACACTCTGAGTTACAGTTCCTACTGCTCCAGTCGCTGCATTCCCTGTTATGTCAGTACCAATTCCTTTGTCAGAAACCGTACCTGCCGTACCCTCCGCAGAAACGCCGGTTACTGCTACGACACGACTAGACCCTAATGAGCCAACTAAGCCGCTTGCAGTAGTGCTTGTAAGGGCAACAGTGGATGAATTAACAACAGACCCTACCGCCCCAGCCGCGTCTACCCCAGTTATGGCTTTGCTAACACTTACCCCAACAGTCCCCACGCTACCTATAGCGTCATCCCCAGCATCTGAATCCGTATTGCTTGGGGCTAATGTTCCAACTGCCCCAGATGTCTCTACCCCTGTTATGGCAACAGTAACATCAAGGGGGCCACCCCAAGGGCCAAAACCCCATGTTTCGTACCCCCACGATGCCACCGGGAGAACGGGAGTTACAGCAGTGTCACCAGTGGCGCTAAAAGGCGCTCCAGCAAATGGGGTTATACCAAACATGGCTTAAACGGCTTTTAGCCGCCCCCGGCTTTAGGTTGTTGCCAAACGCAGCAGCGCAGTAGTCGTGGTATTAGAAGGCATCGTCAGTGTAAACGTACCCGCCGTAATGGTTTGGGAACCAAACGTATGTACGCTCACTGCCTTATTACTTTGCGTCGAGTTGTACACTAAAACACAGTCAAACGCTGTAGACAACGTAACTGTTGTGTACACAAAAGAAGCAGAGGGAGTCCAGTAAGCTACTCCGGCTGTAGCTGAAGCATTGGTTGCAATCGGTGCAGTAGCGTTGGTTACAGTGACCCCGCCAGCCGTGTAGCCTGTACCAGTAACTTCACCAGTAGTAGAGTACGCAGTAGTGGCAGCATTAATCGTAGCCGAAGCTAGGAACAAGGCCGCTTTAAACGTGTCCGCAGTGCTTGCAGCACGAATAGGAGAAGCGCCAAAATTGTGGGTAGCAGTCATCAATTCCCCAAGGAACGATGTAGTCATGCTCTGTGTGTTCGCCATAATAGTTCCTTAAAAAGATGCTGCTGCGCCACCTGCAAAGGTAGGCATTTTCTTCAACGTAACATGCGCTGATCGGTGAACTAATTCGCCATCCAGCCAGTACTCAACCCATGTGGTTAACTCATTGTCATTTTCAATTTCCCCGGCGCGGTGTTCCAATAGGGAATCATCCATCTCGCCTTTGGTAGTAGTAACAATCAATTTGAACTCCTAATAAGCGCAGTTGTGGAGGTATTGGCTGGCATAGTGATTGTAAACGTGGTGGTCGATGTTTTGTCAGACCCAAAGTCCAGCACTGCAATAGACTTGTTACCCTGCGTAACGTTGTACATCAAAGCACACCGAGCCGTAATCGCCCCAGACCAAGACACATTAGCCCAATTTACATAAGCTACATAACCAGAAGAACTTATAGCTACCCCGGTCATAATTTCACCGCCAGCCGTGTAGCCTGAAGCAACCACTTCATTGGTGGCGCTGTAGACCGTAGTGGCCTCGTTCAAGTCAGCATTACCTGTATACAGCGCAATCTTGATCGTGTCCGTGGACAAGTCGTGGATAGCCTGATACAACTCCTTTTTGAAGCTGGTGGTCTGGGTCTGGACTATGCTCATTTCACGGCCTGCCTAAACTGCCCACTACGATAAGCATCTTGACGTTCCATGCCATCTCCTAAACGTTTGGCTAGGACTATAGCTTCCATATACTTTTGATTGTACAAAGCCATCATGTCTGCTTCACCCTTCATATAGGTATAAGCTTCCACCAAAGAGCCATATAACAACACGGAATCAAAGTTATCACCAAGCCATGTTTGCCCGCCTGAAACAGTAGTAATAGATTCAGGATAGTAGTAATAATGCAACTCTGCGGAGTAAGTAGCATCCGGCGTTGGGCCAAGGATAAAACTCAACTCATTGGATATGGCCCCGCTAGAAACAGTAGGCCCAAACAAAGCGTAGTACTTAGGTGTTCCAGTATCCGTTGGCGTGGGATACGCCTCACGAATAAAGTTTACGTCCTTATTCAATAGAAACGTGTAAGGGCCAGAACCGGAAAAAACAGCTAATGAGTACGGCGCTAAAAAATCTTCTGGGCAAGACAAATATTTGTTACTGGCAGTAATTGTTCCAATTACATTCTTACGTAACGAAGGAAACTGCACTGAGTTGTAGATGCGTTGTTCTGCCTGTGTAATAAACAGGTTTACATCCACCGTTTGAAAGGTGTTTTCCGTGTAATCGGAAATCGCAACTACAAGCGCAGCGTAGTTCATGCCATCGGGCCTCGCGCCATAACACCTTTAGTAGCCGCACCAGTACCACGAATTTTGATGCCACTAGTTTTTGCAGATTCATTGCCAGCAGATTTGCTAATATTGCCAAGGCTAATATCAACAGTATCAAGTTTGCTACGATTTGGCTCTTTGCCGGGTTGAGAAGAAATACTCATAGCTTTACCATCCATAGTATGCGGTTGTGCATAGACGGCAGCAGACCCAACTTCTTTTCCCATTTTTTTCATACTGTAAGCCATGATTTACCCCGTTTTTTGGTTAGCTGCGCGGGACAGATTACGACCCATGCGCATACGGTCATCCGTAGTAGGGCCGCCTTTTTTCATGCCTTTGGCGTGCATACGACTTTCGTGACCTTTGACCATTTTCTTGGCCTCAGTATCAGCAATTTGCTTTACTTTTTTCGTGTCCATCATTCACTCCTATGAAACCGTTACCGTTACCGTGCCAACACTTGTAATTCCAATTAAGTAGTTAGGCGTTAAAACTGTATCAAAAAAACTAGCTCCACCTACAGGATACCAGCCCCATTGAATATCCCGTGAACCTCCAGAGGCATACCCATTTACATTGTTACCCGAAGTTACATATGTTGTGTCTCTTCTTGGGTTACGAAGCGCCTGTGGGTCTTCTACTGGAAATGTACCAAGCATTAATTGCGGTTGATCTGGATCCCAGCATTCAGGGCAAACAAGTAGTTCATATTTCCGTTGCTTGATTATCTCTGTTTTTAGCTTCTTTAGCAGGAATTGTTGCCCACAGCGATCACATTCTGCAATCGCTTTTTTACCTGAGGCAAACCGATTAGACATTAAGAATTCCCGATAAACATTTGCCTTGGAACAAAACGTATAGCTGCTTTCTCACGATCTTCATCTGCGGCTAATTGCCATGCTTCATCATATTGAGCTTTTAAAATTGGCAAACGCTCCATGCCGCCCGGTACTTTTTGGGCTACGTAATATGCCAGTCCTGCAATCATACAAGGCAAAAACCTAAATGGTACATCCATTGTATTTACGCCGCCACCAGCATCATTGACACGGCGCATACGCCAGTAGACAAATTGGTAGGTTGTAGAGTTGTCCGGCGTAGGCCAAAGAGTTACCCTTGGAATATTCTGGATAGCTATTGCATCACCTGATGTATGTGCGGCAGCGGTTGTATTGTTCTGACCACGGGCGCAGCTATATAGGGTATTCCCTGATATGTATCCGTAGTAAATGGTTTCAGTTCCTATTAGCAAGTAACCAGTAGCGGGCAAGTTGGCAGCAGACGTTACAGAAATTGTGGTGTCTGTAGCCGTAATAGTGGCGCTCAATGTAGTTATTGAAGCTGTAGTTTGCCCGTCAAGCCGCTGGAACCACATTTGAATTGGGCGGGCTTGCTGAAGTTTATTAGGTATCGTAGCGTAAGTACTAACACTAATTCGGGTAATGGTTAAGTCAGCCTGCGTAGACGCTGTATTAGCGCCGGTACGAATTACATGTTCTAGCAAGTCCACTGTGTCCGCAGGTACTGGATAAGTGTTTAGCCCCGGAACTAAATTAATAGTCCCCTGCTCAAATGTCCACATATTGATACCACGGTTTGCCCAATCAGCAAACATGATATTCAAACTGCGCCGCGCAGTACGCATTTCGTAGCCCGTGCGTAACTCGGAACCTGCACGTTCAAATGCTTCCTCGACTATCTCACTCAAGTCAAGGTTGAAGGTAGAGGTTCCCGAAGTGGTCATTATTTGTTCCTTGCGGCTCTCATATTATCCACGAGATTAGGGTAAGGCCGACCAGCAGCTTTAGCCATTTTCTTAGCTTTAGCTTTTTTACCAGCACTTAAAGCTTTAGGTGCGCCTAAATTTTTAGGACGGGGTTTATTCCACACTTCTCCGCCTTCAGCGTACTGCGTGAAATTAGTGTTGTCCCTGCGAGGCATTGTCTTGCCTTTGGGCATTTTGGAGGGAGAAATATCACCCATTCCGCGACTTGCTCTCATATCAGCACGCCTTGCCGCCGTAATTCATTCTAATCATCGTGCCTTTAGTTTTGCCACGTTCAGCACAACCATCAGCGCGTGAAGAAGCTGTTCCTCCAGCAGCCATTTTTTTAATGGGAGGATTTACAAAACCACGACCTGCACCTGCCGATGGAGGAGCTTCTTCTGTTGAAGTCATAGACTCCATGTATGGTTTTTCTGCTTTAGATGCTGCTGCATCTTTACGCATATTTTCAATTTCTTGTTTGGTTGGGCGTGTCATAATTTATCCTTAACAAAACTTACCTTTGGTTTTACCACGTTGGGCAATACCATCAGCACGACTAGATGCAGTTCCGCCAGCCGCCATACGAGTAGGCAACAATGTATTGGAGTTAACGCCCATAGCTTGTGCAATCTTATTGCTAGGACGGCTAACTGCAACACCTTTAGTCATTGAACTACGGCGACCTTCATTGCTGTACGCAGGCATATCTTGTCCGGGGCGAGCAGGCCGTTTTGTTGAATTTGTCTCTTTACGGCGGGTTAAATTCTGCTGTTTATTTAGGTAATCCCGCAAACTCATACCGCCAAGCTCTTCCTTGGTAACTACTTTAGGTTTTTTAGCAGGCACAGCTTCTGAAGATTTTTTTTCTTCTGCATCAGGACTAGCAAACTTTTCAGCCGCTGTCATTTGCGCTTCGTCATCAGCAGATACTTCGCTGCCATCTTCACCATCATAGCGTTTGGTTTTCATCATATATCCTTTAGCAGAGTTTGCCTTTAGTTTTGCCGCGCTGGGCTATACCGTCACCACGCCTAGAAGCAGAGCCGCCAGTAGACATTTTTTTAACCGAGCCACCTTTTTTAAGGTTTGCAATCCGCTCATCATTAGCTTTAAAAAATGATTTTTTATTTGGATCTTTTTTAAGCAGGCTTTCTAAACTATCACCATATAAATTAACACCACGGCCTTGTTCCATAACAGTGCCTTGACCGCGAGGACGTTTAGTAGGAACTGATCCCCCCGGCTGGCCTTGCGTATTAGGCATTAGTACCCTTGAAGGCGCGTTAGATGATCCGGGAGGGGGGGTTGATTTACCGCGAGTTTTAGCATTAAGGTAATCGCGCAAATTCATACCAGAAGCAGCAAGCTCTTCTTTGGTGACTATTGGGGCCGCAGAAGTTACTACTCCAGATGTTTTTTGTCCGGGGCGCGTAGGCATACGCATACCTTTGAAGTCATCCCTCTCGCTGCGTTTATACACTTCAGTATCCGGCACGCCCATAGCGTTAGGAGTTATTTCACTATCACCGGCATTGCGTCGGCCCATACCCGCATTTATATCAACTCCGCGCCCAGCATCTCTTCGGTCTACGCCCGCATTCATATCAACGCCACGACCTGCATCTCTTCGGCCTACGCCAGCGTTCATATCAACAGGAGCTCTATCCACAGGAGTCCTAGCTACAGGAGCCGGTGCTTGCGTCCTACCTCGGCCTTCATTACTATAGTTAGGGTTATTTGCAAGCGCACGACCTAACCCAGCTCCATACTTGTTATAAGCAACTGAACCGGGCTGGTCAAGGTTGCCCTCAAAAAGCCTGCCTAAAGATTCAAGAATACCCTGCTTAGGGGCGTTTCTCATTGCCTCATTACTTGCAGCTAAACCCGCACGTTTATATGCTTCCTCTTGCGGATCAAGAGGTTCTGGATCAGCATCATCATAATTTCTGGAACGCGGCATACTAGTACTCCTTAACAACCACGGGCCATGCCGCCCTTTTTCATTACAACTTGAGCAGCTTGAGTTTTGCCTTTTTTAGCAATGCCATCAGCAGCACGGGTAAACCCGCCTTTTTTCATGCCTTTGGCTTCTGCCATTTCATGTTTTATCATAGAAGCAGGAGCGCCTTTTTTCTTCATAAAGCTTACTTCTTTTTTCATCATCGCTTTAGATTCAGCCATATCACCACCTTGTTTAAAAGTTTTGCCTTTATCGGCTTTATTAAAATCTTGCCCCACGGACTGTGGAACTCCTACTTTCTTAGCAAACGATGGCGAGTGAGCTATCGCAGCCATGAAATTATGTTGTTTTTTACTAACCGATGGCACTTCTTTGCTCCCTCATAAATGTATCTAACTTTTCATCCATACGATCAAGTCGAGCTATTACACGGTTAATGTCTGCGTGCATATCATTCTTGGTAACAAACTTTTCTGCGTTTTCTTCACGAGTCTTACTCAAAAGAATGCCCAAACGCTTTACCTCGTCATGCGAAACCTTTACCCACAACAGCAAAGCCGCTGATAGAAAAGATAAAAAAACATTCCATATTGGCAGTTCCATTACAAATACCGGCCTTTAGTTTTACCGCGTTGGGCGCATCCATCAGCACGGCTAGAAGCACTAGATACTTTACCGCCTTTTTTCATACCAAAGTCACCTTCTGAATACCGGGGCTGAAACTTGTCTGAAGTGCTTAAATCATCAGATTTTTCGGCTTTTTCTTTTGCTCGTGGACTAAGTTCTACTTTATCCCGCATGTTCACGATTTTATCTACTACGTCACCAAGCCCAGACTTTTCAACAATCTTCTTGCCTATGCCGGTTTTTTCGTCAATTGCACGACCACCCAAATAACCAAGCTCTAAAGCTAAACTACCAAGTCCAGCACGACCTCCAGTACGGGTTGTACCCCTACCACCAGCTTCTTGCACTTGTCTCCGATTTTGTGGGCGTGTCTCAGAAGTATCCAATCCGCGACGAATACGTTCTATATCTGCCCTTTGAGATTCAAGCACATCCTCACGCAGGTTTGGCATAAGATCTCTAGCATTGGTTTGCCCCGGAGAACGATAGTCATATCCGGGTATTGCTGGTTTATTTAGGCGACCCATGATCTACTCCTAGCAGTTCCAAGCCTTCAGGCTTTTATTGATACGGGAATTCGGGTCTTTCGCCGTCTTCTCGCTGGTAAGTTTCTTCTTCATCCCAGTCATCCTTGCGCAAAAAGAGTCGCGCCTGCTGCCGCCTTCTGGCTGGGGCGGTTTCAAGTTCATACCTTGCGCTTTTGCCGAGGCGCGGCCCTTGGCGTTCAATCCGCCCTTGGGGTTTTTGCCTTCCTTGCGTGTCCATGCTGGTGACTTAGCCATTTGCTACTTTAAGTTTAAGCCGTGCATGCTCTTTTAAAAGCGGCTGCAAAGCATCTTGTTCAAAGTTACGGGTAAATTCTTTTGAGCCTATATGTGGCAAACTAATCATTGGATCTAGATAAATCTTAAACCCTTCTTCGCGGGCGCGGCGACAGAATGCGTAGTCTTCTCCAATGTACTTGCCATCAATTAACAAAAAGTCAAAGATAGCGTATTCAGTCTCGCCATCACCATCCCCCTCATACTTCCACTCAGGATGTTTTTCTATCATGTGGTCAATCACATGGCGGCGAATAAGCATAAAGCCTGTGGGCGCGCTCTCAACCCGCATTAAGCCATTTTCGTCAAACTCTAGTTGATGATCTTCATCTAAATAGAAATCAAGGAAAAACTTAGCGTCATCTGCACGGCGCGGATAAGTACCAGCAACTACATCTTTGTCTGTAGATAGGGCCAACAACCTAGTTACAGCTTCTACGTTAATAACCACATCTGCGTCTACAAAAAGTAAATCGGTGCAGTCGGATTCCGTAAAGCTACGTACTAATTTATTGCGCGCCTTGGAAATAATAGAGCAGCCAGACAGGTGAGTCAGATGAATCTGAACGCCCATTTTGTCCAACTTGGGAACGAGTTGAGCTATAGCAAAGGCAGTCCTGATATTGACCTTGCCGTCATAACACGGGATAGCAAGCATAAGCTTGCGTCCCACCAAGTTGAAGCTCTTATCAGCCATAGTACACGTTGGCAGAGGTTATGTTGCTCATGCTCAAGTAGATGCCGTTTTTAACCAGCATCCCTTCGCCGGGAATTAACGCAAAATTACCAAACAAATCACCTGCGCCAATATCGTAGCTGGCAAGCCACAGTGATGCGTATACGGCTACAGTTCCGCCCGCAATAGTTCCAGAATTAATATCTGTAACGGTGAACGTGTCTGCGGTTAAACGTGTGATTGAGTAGTTTCCGTTCGTACCAGATGCCCCGCTTGCTGTTGCAAAAGCAATACCAACTACGTCACCAGTAACTAAACCGTGAGCTACCTTTGTAACCGTAATAAGAGTCGTAGTCCTTGCGTATGTGGCAGAAACAGGCGCTGTAGTAGTATCAAAAATATCCAGTGTCCCCGCCGTAGCTGTTCCAACCATAGAAACAGCTTTGAGCCTATTCCGCCCTAAAACAACAAAACCAGAGTTGTTAAGGTGTCCCGCTTTAACATCTGTTTGCATCATAATCAATCTCCTATAAAACAGGGGCCGAAGCCCCTGAGATTAATTAAGCAGACGCTGGGTTAGCAGAACCGTCAGAGTCACGCACAATGTACTCAACAGTAACGGTAATCGTACCGGCAGTAGCATCGGCAGTAGCTGCGGTAAACGTACCGTAAATGATTGCATCAGTTGTTCCAATGCTGTCATAAACACCTGAAGTAGCCGCTGCAATGGTGGCTGGAGAAGTTTGAACCGCCGAAGTGCCGGTGTTAACCGAAGCCATGTACAAGTTGGCAGTGCCGCTGCTACCGATGGTAACGCCGCAGTTTGTTGCGCCAGTCAGGGCAACATTAACTTCTAGGCCAAAACGAAGAATCTTAGCGCCAGCAGGCAGAGTAAACATCTGTTGTGCTGCGGGGGTTGCCAAAATAACCGAAGCAGGGGCCGTATAAGTTTGGGCAACAGTAGTTGCGCCCATGTTACGGATCGTGCCAGCAGTCGTGCCAGTGGTGTTTTTAACAGTGCCGAGCAGCCAAGGGCCGAGATGAGTTGCGAATCCCATGATAAATATCCTTACATACAAGTTAAGTACATCAATCGGTATGTCGTCAGCCGGGACTGTTTGATGTACCGGAAAGCCCGGATTAGCTGCAATATATCACAGTTTTTAACGGCTGTGCAAATAAAAAGGGCCCCCGAAGGAGCCCTAGTAGGAGGATAGTTAAATCTTCCTTGTTATCCAATTAGGAGCCCGGCGAACCGAAGATACCCAGAGGATCAGACACGCCGAAGCTGTAACGCTCACGAGCCTTGTAACGCACGTTACCGGTATCAAAATCGCCGTCCATGCTGTTAGCCAGCGGGGTGCGGACAAAATGCTTCAAACCGTTAGGTACGTCAGTGGTCAAGAACCAGCCATTAGTGTCGGTCAAGAAGTGGTTAACAGTGTAACCACCGGGGATCGAACCATTGTTCTTCAATGCGTTGATATCGTTGTCGGTAGTGCCAACACGGAGGCTGGTTTCCAACAGACGGGTAGCAACGAACATCAGAGATGGAGGAACAACCAACTTAGCTGGCTTAGCTGCAATCAGCAAACCGCGCTCGTCTGTCCAACCAGCGATCTGAATAACTGCGTTTTCCAACGAAGTCTCATTCAAGTCAGCGCCGGTAGAAGGACGATTGCTGTTAGTGCCGCCAGAAATCAGCGGGTGTGCTGTTGAGCATAAAGACACGCCGTCACCATAAGTAACGGTAGTGGTAAATGCATTGTTCAACACATAAGCTGCTTTGACTTGCTTGGTGTAAGCCATACCACGAGCCAGCGCCTTGGTGTAACGAGCAGACAGTGAGTCATACAAGTTATCTTCCACAGCCTCTTCCGTAATGGAAAAACCTAGGGCAATGGTTTCATGGTTGTAACGAGCAGTCCATGCTTCCTGTGCATTGTCGTATTGAATGGCAGAGCCTTCATTTTTAACAGGTGCAGCATTAAAGCCAGACAGTTTCGTTTCTTCTTCAAAGCTACGTTCCGAGGTTTCAGTTTCGTAGATTTCTTTATGCTCTTCGCCGTATTTAGCGTACTCCAGACCAAACAAAGCATTCAGTCCGGGGAGCAGTTCTTTAAGTAGTTGTGCGCGTGAAATAGCCATGATTTACTCCTTAAACACCAGTGGTGTTGTTATATTGGTGAGTGTTGATCTTCACCAATAGTTCGGTGTAGGTATCGGCTGCGGTAGCAGTTTCAGGCACTACGTCGATAACACGGATTGGGATAGTCGCGGTAGTGCCAGCGCCGGTAGTGGTAACTCCATACGCGGAATCACCAGTGGTGGTGTTACCGGTATTCAATACCAAAGCCAAGTTGGAACCAACCACAGCGCGACCTGCGGAACTCATGGTTGTTGCGCCAACTGCAACTACAGCAACCTTAAACAGGGCCATAGGATCATCAACAACATACGCATAAGCAAGGTTAGTAGACGTAGAAATCGAAGCAGGCAGATATTGGCCCTGAACGGTTTGACCGCTAGAGTTTACATACTGACCGCCAAGACAAACGCCAACCACTGCACCAGAGTTAGTAGTGGTAGAGAGAATCAGGTAACCATCGCTATTGATTTGCACGGTATCGCCATTGAAAATAGCAGTACCAAAACCAGCAGCTACGGGAATCTGACGAATAGCACCGGCATAAGGCAGGCCGTCAACTCGGTTGACAGGCTTTAGACCATATGGGGCGCTAACTGTAGGATAAGCCATAGTTAAACTCCAAAAAATTAAATACCTTTACCAAAAGTAACACTGGAGCTTCGTTCTTTAAACAAAGGCATCCGAGGATCACTTTCTCGCATGTAAGTGTTATCTACTGAATTCATCTGATTTTCCGCTTGGTTGCGGAAATAATCATCACGTTGGTCAATAAATTCCACTGGTGTTTTGCAAAGGATAAGGCCACCAGTAACAATATTGCCGGGGAAGTCTTTGTTAGAAGACGAACCAAACAATCTAATCTCTGGGTGGTCAGATGCTTTTACGGGCTCCCAGCCCTCCTGAAGTTTTGAATTCAAGTTAGTCGGATCATCTTTGCCTAAAGTAGCGACACGAATCCAGCGAAACGCATACCCCGGTTCCGGCTTGGGATCGGGGAGAAGCTGTGGAGGTTTCCAGCGCGTAGGACGAGCGGTAGCCTCACGAGTATCGGTTTCTCTACTTTTGCGAATTTGTTCAGTCATGCTTGTTTCCTCATTTCTTCAGCAACCTTACGAGCATAAAGTTCCAAAGGAACCCCAAGCCGCTTGGCGATATTTACCTGCGTTTGCGTAAGTACGATCTTTCTCGGCGCTGTACTACGTGAAGCTGGTGCTACAACATTTGATCTTGTTCGCTGAGATGGTTTCGCATCAGCGGGTTCCTCTGCAAATGCCTCAGGGAACCTTTGTTTCATATCCGCATCCACCGCAGCAAAGTATTCATCACTTGCCACAGGAATACCAGAGTCTACAATATCTTCATGGAGAGTTACTGCGTAGGCAGTCATCTTTCGATTCTTGCCCCACCATGGGTTTTTTGATACCCAGTCCTTTGTATTCTCATCCAATTCAGGCGCTTGTGGCGCTTGCTGTTGCGGTTGTACTACAGTTTTAGGTTGTTGTAAAGGGGCCGGTTTAAAATTATTTACCTTGTCTGCACGGATTGCAGCAGTAGTTAATTTTGATTGGGCCTTAATAAGCCGGTCAGTATCCCCAGATTCATAAGCTTCTTTATATTCCCGCTGGGCATTATCAATCTCTGACTCTACAACTTTTTTGGCTTGTTCCAATAAAGCATTTTGGTTGGTAGCCAAAGAACCTTGTAGACGTTTATTTTCTTCTACAACTGCTTCAGCCATGCGTAAAGCTTCTTCTCGCTCACGTATAGCTGCGTCTTTTGCCCTGCGTTCCTCGTGATACCCTTTATTAATATGGGCTAGTCGGTCTTTGAGCTTTTGGTCAGTATATTTAGATAGCTCTTCGTCCGTTACTGGAGCAGGAGCTTCTTTCATTGGTGTGCGATGCCTGTCCTCTACCGGCGTATCATCAACTATCTCAATATCCGGTTCCGGTTCAGGAGATACTATTTTTCCACCTTCTCGTGAATTTTTAGCTTCTACTTCATCTGGAAATTCAAATTCGGTTTTTTCAGCCATAATAACTCCTTAAGGACGCTGAACGCCACGCGGATCCTGCACAACTGCTTCAACAGATTCATCGTGAATTAATCTCCACTCGGTTCCGTGGATTTTCATTCTAGTACCTGTGTTGGGCCGCGTAAGAATGAAATCTCCTACTTTGCAGCTAGGGCCGCTAGGGAATCGTTTTTCATCTTTATAAGCATCTGGCCCCATTTTTGCCACAAATAACACGGGGGATAAAAGCTCCTCGTGGTGCATCATTTGTGCAGTTTTTACCAGCCCTGAATCTCCCATTTCCTCTTCGGCTTTGGGAACCATACACAATAAATAATATGTGGATGGATCAGGTACTTGCCTAGCCTTTTCTTCTGGAGTAGTATTTAATACTCCAGATAAATCAACCGCAGCAACATTAAAGTCATTCATTTATTTTCCTTACTATCACGCATGGGGTTTAAGCGTATTTCGGCGGGTAACCCCAGATAAACCCATCCAAACCTAACTATCTGATTGTTGTAAACGCTTTTCCATATCTTTTACATAGTATAAAGATTTAGTTAAACCTAGTATCTGACCACATAAATATTTATATTCTGCAAAATCATGTATTGCACCAGAAGTAATTACTTGATTCATTTGTTGTAAATCTTCATCTATCTGTTTAATTAATACACTCATAGCATCCATCACATACCTCCGGGAGTTAGTTTCTGTTGCTGAAGTTGATCTTTATGCATCATGCCTTGTTGATGTACTTGGGCTTGTTGTTGTTGGGCTTGGGCTTGGGCAGCTTGCGCTTGAGCAGCTTTTTGAGCATTAATTTGAAGCTGTTGCTGATGCAGTTGTTCTGCCTGCATAGCTTCTTGTTCAATCTGCATCGGGCTGATGCCACTCTTATCTGCATCTAAAGCTAGTCTTGCTTGAGCCAGATTAATGTCCGCTTCAATTTTTCTAACGTCTGCATCAGTCTTTTGCTTCTTAATCTGAAGCTCTTGCATTTGCATTTGAATAATTGGGTCTTGCATCTGTTGTTGTGCTTGGACTTGCGCCGCTTGAGCTTTATTCATCTGCAACAATTGCTGTGATGCCTGTGCAACAGCACGGGACAATTCAACTTCAAGCTCAGGAGAAAGCTCAACGTCCGGCTTAGGCAATGGAGCGCCAAGGCGTTCTTCAATCTTGACGCGGTACAAGAATCCTAGATGCTCTGCAATATGCGACTGAATAGCTGCTTGCATTTGTTGAGCCATAGGGTTTTGACCAATCTGTGCTGCAATCATTGGGTCTTGCATAAAGGTTGAATGCACAGCAATGTGAGCTTCGTGGTCTTGGTAGATAAATGCCTTAGTAGGTTTACCTTTGAGAAAAGCCATGTTTTCACTAATAGGATCACGCGGTTTCTGGTCATCCTCAATGGGCACAATTTTGTCGGCATTTTTAACACCCAGCACTTCAATCATCTGGCGATGTAAGTACGGCAGGTTATAAATATTAGGAGCTTGAGCAGACAATTGGGTAACTGCCTGATACTGCATAATCCGCTGCGCCATCGTGGTGCTATTGGGATCGCTGACCGGAATAATCTCAACCAAGTCATAGTCTGCTTGTTTGGCTTTACGGTTTCCGCCTTCTGGTTTATAGTTGTATTCTTCTGGCGTATGGTCACGAATTAATTCTTTAAGCAGTTTAAATTCCTGCTTCATAGAATAGTGAACACGCGCCTGCACCGCGCTCATTGTTTTTAACTGACGCTCTAACAAAGCTAGCGTAGTTCCTACAGGCGCATTAGCGCCCATGTCACTTACTTGGATATCAGCTATTGAACCAAGGCGACGGCCTTCTTCTGTAATCTGATTAAGCAGGGCCAGCAATACTTGGCTTGGCTCTTTATAGGGAAGCGGCATGATGTTGTCACGGATTGATCCAGACGCAACATCAACATCCCTAAATTCTCCCGGCGCAATAGGAGTATCGTCACCCTTAACTCTAAGGCCACGGGCTTTCATACCTCCGGGCAAGTTGCTCAAAGTACCAGCATCTACCAACTGGCGAATTAAAGAAGTACCCGCACGGGCATATCCACCAATCAGGTGAATCAGTCCTAAGCCATAAGCTCCAAAGCCGGGTACATACGTGTACTGTACAAAGTGTTGGCGCTTTTGTTTTGTCTTGTCATCCTCTTCCCAGTTACGGCGTATGGCTAGGATTTCAGTAGTACTACGATCAATGGTAACTACATAAGGGCGGGCTACTCCATCTTTATCCTCGTACCCCGGCATGTCGTAGTCAACGTGGATTTCATAAATCTGGTAGCGGTCATCGTCAGTTAATGAATAGCCTTGGCCTTCGGCTTTTTTCTTTTCTACGTCAGTATGTGTGTTGTCTGGCTCACCTAGATCAATATCCCGATAAAAGCCTGCAACTTGTAAATGACGGATTTCATTTTTAGTCTTACGCATTAAGTGCGTAACACGTTCCGCTGTATTGGCACTAGATGCGCCATAGGGAATAATTAAATCTTCGGCAGGAATAAACATTGCCGTTTGGCGATTTAAAGCAGGGTCAAAGTAGACCTTTTTAAATGCTGCTCCAGCTAGACCAAGGTTATACAAAAGCCGTTCATGTTCAGGCCGGTACTCGGTCATTACATCTGTTAGCTGGTAGTTCATGTCCTCACGAACACGCTCTGCTGCTTCTACAGTTTGCTCATCGTCATCACCAATAATTTGAGTCTTAACTGGGCCTTGTGCCGGGAAGCTTTCAGTAATTGTTTCACTTTGGAAACGGATAGCTGCTTCGGTAAGAATAGTAGAGAAAACTCCACAAGCGCCATTCCAAGGTTCTGTTCTTTCTTCGTAGTTCATGCCAAGGACTTCTAGTCCTTTTACATACATCTCTACCCAGTCTTTTCTAGATTGGATATCTGATTCCACTAACTCTATTAACTCCGAGCCAAGTTTTTGTAACTCGCCCTCGTCCATTGCTTCGGCTAGGTTTTCATCAAAGTCACCTTCTGCATGGGAGAGAATTTCAATCTCCATGTCCCCCGCATGAACTGTAACGCTATCAGGATTCTCAATTTCAATCTCAAGCGCATCTTCAATATTTTCATCAATACCCATTGGCGCTTGATACAGAGAAGGGGCCATGCTATTGGTTGCCATATGTATTCCTTAATAGTAAGTGTTCTTGCGGCGGAAACTCTTTATCTCTTCTTTTTCATCTGAGTCCAGACGGATAAAGCCACCTTTTCTAAACCGAATTAATGCCTGTGTTGATGAGTCCACCAAGTCATCGTGATCCCCGTTTGGGAAAGCTGCCATCTGCTCAATCACTTCTGTAGCCCACCTTGTTTCAGGAGCCCACACTTTACCACTACTAAATAAATCAGTAATAGAATTTATCCGCACAAATTTATCATTGCCACGGGTAGGTGTGTATTCTGACACAGGGATTCCCATTTGTCTAAGCTCAAACACAAGCGGAGCGCCAGCAGCTTTGGCTTCAATAATACAAGCATCAGGCTCCCAGTCCTGATACATAACAAGAGCCTTTGCCTTCAGTTCAGGGAACTCCATCCTCTTTTGGAACGCATCTAACAGGATAATGTTTATATTATTAGGGTCATCATTTAACCCAAAGACACCCCAAGTCGTGCAGGCAGAATAGTCAGACCTCTCGTTTTTTGTAAACGCCGTATCCCAAGACTGAATAATAAAATCACAAGGCGGCGGTCTTTCTGCTTTCCAAATCTTCCACCACTCTCTTTTAACTAACGCACCCTCCTCCCCAGTAGGAGTCTGTTGATATTGTGCGTACCATTTAGCCGGGGGTAGTTCATCCCTTAAAGCCTCCAATTCCTTAGCCGACCAGAATTCAGGCCATAAGGGTTTACCCGAAGGCATGATGGCTGGGAATTCAATGACTTCCCACTCCTCCCCTTTGTCTCGGAGCATGGCATCTTTGATAACTCTGCCGGTCAGATCTCTCTCACCCCAGCGGGTATTATGGCTAACTACTCCATTTGCAATAAAGTTTTCAGTCCGGTCAACCTCAACATCAAAAACTTCTTCTTTTCCTGAATAGGCAATGCTAACTATTGGATTTGCCGTAAAGTCGGAGATACGATGCAGCTCGCTCAAGAATGCTTGCTGTTTTTCCATATCCAACTGCAAGATTGCAGTCGTTACACAATAATCCTCTGATTTTCCCTGTGGTGTGGCAGTGGTCAATACAGAGTTTTCCGTTCCAATGCGCCCTTGTATTTTTTTCTGAAGGCGGTTTACCGCAGACATCGCAGAGGTTATTGCGGTCTTGAACCATACGCTCGTACTGCTCTTGGGTAATTCCGTAGCGGTGTTTAATACGATGTTTGCGCGCTTGGTCTGAAGATTTTTTTGGTGTGTATGTTTTACCGTAATGCGTAGAACATAACCCACGACTTGCAATAATTTTGCTGCACCCTTCAACGCTGCATGTAAGACCTTTCCACTTCCCATGATGCCCAATCGGTTGATAAGGGGCATCTGGATTTTTCCGGTGGTAACTTTCTCTTGCTTGGCAAGGTGCACACTTTCCGGGCTTAATTTGTGATCTTGCTGGGCGTTGGCATCCTTCGTTGTTACAAGCAACATACCCTGTTTTAAGTGTTTTAGTCTTGTCCATTCCAGTACACCTTTATTCATTACAAGAAACGGATGCCTCTCGTTTGCTCGAATAATTATACCAGATTGTGTTTGTACTGTGTATATAGAATCAACACCACTTGACCGCCAATTGTTAACTTTGCTGGCGTTTAATTTACCTTTGTCAAACGTAGCTACCATGTCTCCGGGGCGGATGTTTTTTAACTGGGTATTTGTACCATTTGCCATTAAGACATTAGTATCTCCCGTCATGCACATCACAATAACAATTGCCCCACCCGGCTGCAAACGCTGACGCGGCCCAGATGTGTACCACTCATACACTTTGTCAAAGACAGACGGATCACCAGACGCTAAAGCCGCTTCTTGTTCTGAATGTGGGTCATCAATAATAAGTAAGTCTGCCCCTTTGCCGGTAACAGTTCCCCCCACCCCGATAGCAAAGTATTCCCCGTTCTGATTAGTCGCCCACCTACCAGCGGCTTTACTGTCCTGTCTCAAACTTACATTAGGGAATACCCTAGCATACGTCTCTGACCCAACCAAGTTCCTAACCTTCCGTCCAAATCCTACCGCGAGATCCGCCGTGTTAGAAGATTGAATCACTTTCTTATCAGGGTACTTCCCTAAGAACCAAGACGTTAGTAAATAAGAGGCAAACTCACTTTTAGTGTGGCGAGGCGGCATATTGATGATGAGCCTCTTCAAACTCCCATCGGCAATAGCCTCGAATTTTTTTGCCATTACAGCGTGGTGTCTCCCGTGGATAAATCCGGGCCACATCAGTTTCACATACTCCATAAAAGACTTCTGAGCCAGCTCCCGCGACAAAGCACCCTTGTACTCCATCACATCCGCCATGAACTTTTCGTATTCAGCGGGCTCTAACTTGTCAATCAAGTCCTCTAGCTTCATTGGATAGTCCTAAAGTTAATGTAAACCGGTCTGACCGTCCTACCCTTACCCTTTAACCTCTTCACCACCCCCAAATCCACTAAGTTATCCACAATCCGCTTCGTATTTCCCAGCCCCATCTTTCCCCGCTGGTAAGCAATCTCCCTCAAAGACGGCGAATACCCAAACTTCTTCCACCATTCATCAATAATTAAGAACACTTCACTCTGTCCGGGGCTCATATCCTTCTCCATACACTGTTCATACGTAAAATCCGCCAACTTTCGCGTCATCTTCTTGTTTATTTGCACTGTTCCCATACAAATCCTTACCAAAATTACTATTCTTGTGAAAACCGAGGCAACTTTGCTCTAAATTTCTGCATTTTTGCCGTTTTCATTTAGTAAAAAGCCGTTATAAATCAACTGTTTAGCTACGATATCTAGACTTTAGGTGTCATCTGGTAACGTTACCACTCGGAATAATTGTGAAAACGATAAGAAACGTGTTTCCAAATTTTATATACCCCCCACCCCTTTTTATTTAGGAAGATAAGGGGGGGTCTTCTGGAAAATCAGGATTTTCTTGAGGCACTTCGAGTGGAATAGTATGTAAATAATTCAGGGACTCCTCGCTGTCGTTTGGGGGGGTGGCGGGTGGGTGGGGTGCGAGTTCGGCGAGTAGTGAATCGGCATCTACGTCCACGGCATCGATTGATTGTGCGCGCATGATGGCCCGCAGTTGTTCAAGTACCTGTGCGCGAGCATCGACACTATGCTTGATGGTCGTTACTTCCTTCCTCTCAGTGAAGGCCGCCACTTCGGTAACAGTGCCCAGCACCTTCGCAGCGGCGACCTTTGTGGCCTGTTTCGCATCGGGATCGATCACCACTTGCACTAGGGATTGAATGACTAAAGCACGGAGAGCCGCAGGGGATTGGTATTCCTGAGCCGCTAATGCAAGCTTGTAAGCTTCGATTTCACGGGACACCAATGGGTTTCGCGCTACCGCATAAGGCTCTGATACGATTGTAGAGGGCGCTGCATTGGGTTTATATGATCGCCTATAGGCTTCGGCCTTAGTTGATCCCCTCGCTACTTCCCTAGCGAATGTCTTTTGTTTATGTGTTAACTCGCGGGAAACGCTAGAAGAAAACAATTGATCTAGTGGTACTGTATCTAATGCTTGGTTTACTTGCTTACGAGATAACTTGCCTGCCATGGCTTCGCCTTTTAACGGGGCCGCGACCGCCGCGACCATGCGCGGATTATAGGAACAAATCAGGAAACCGCAATAGCCTGTATAAAACCCCAGTAGCAATCCATACCATTGTCCCTAAAAACCACTGTATATAAACCCATTAGGGTTTTGGAGGGGTCTTATAGATCAACAACTTACAAGAGTTGGCACGATTCTATTATGCTATATAGGGTAAGAGGGTAACATTTTAACAGGTAGCACTAGCCCTCTGCTACCACCTACAAAGGCCACACAATGAACAAAGCCACTTACCGCGCACACCGCCGCAGCATCCGCGATAACGGACTGCAATACACAATCAACCGCGCCGACAAGATGACAGGCTACCAATTGGCAAAACTGGACATTCTCGCCAACCGCCCCGACTTACTCGCTTGGCGCGTGAAATGGTTAGCGCAGCCGGACACTAGCCGCCTTAATATTTTGAAACTTACATCGACAATAGCTTGACCGACTGTAAGCCCTTCGCTGGAGGGTTTACGGGCGCTTATGCCAAACAGAAAGGCCACTATGTACACCGCACAGAAAAATGCCCACGGGAATATCATTGTTTGCAAGGGCGCAGATGTCCGCAATTCATACCGCATTGTTTATTCCGGCACTTATGCCGAATGCTTACGCTTTAAAGCCCTAGGGGAATGACACCATGAAAAATTACACTTTCACCCTTTTTTATGTTTTTAAAACGTTTGTTTTTTTAGTGGGCGCGCTAGTCGCTACCATCTTAAATATTGACGCTGGAAACCTAATAGCCGCCGGACTGCTATCGCTAGCCGCGATCCCCCTTTTCGCTTACTTCGGAGAATAAACCATGCACACCACAAAAACACACGAAACCATTGAGTACAACATTGGCGGGCATTATTTGTCTGCCCTAATAAATTGTGATCTGTCCGGCCTTGCCGATGAAGAAGCCGCCGCGCTGGAGGATTTTGAATTTCAAGCCCGATGCGATGCGCCCGCAGGGTTTGAGTTTGGGCACTTTAGCTGCCCCGATGGAGAGCCCGACAATTTTATGATGTGCGAAATATCCGGACAAATGGCGCAGACGATACCAGTAGCCGCTATTTATTGGGCTAAGTGACGGACTGTAAGCCCTGCGCGCAGGGTTTACGGGCAATCACGCCAACAGGAGAAATAAACCATGGATCAAAATATTCTAGTAAACGCCCTGCGCTGCGCAGGGTTTAACGCCTACGACAAAAGGGCCGGAAGCTTTAAAGCACAGGCACAAACCGCCTTAATGGGCCGGACGCACTATGTAGACCCTAACACCCTGCATTTTCATAAAAGCCGCATTACCAGCGCGCAGCCTATCAGCATGGGCGCATTTTTTCTGATTGTCGAATCCTGTGCAGCCGACTACCACAACACCCGCAGGACTTTTCGCGCCGTATGCTTTGATATTTTCGGCACGACTGTCTATCACCCCGACCTAGATTCAGGCAGCAGCAGCACCCAAGCCGCTACCACCGCCTTTTATGCTTTTTGGAATAAATTTAATGAAACGACTTACTATCAGGAAGTTTTAAAAGACAAAACCCGCCGCACCCAGCAAGCCGAAATTGTATTTAATCAATCACTATTAAAGGCCGCAGCATGATCGCCTATCACCAAAAAGGCCGCCATGGTTGGGCGCATATGGTCACCCGTCCCGCCGACGATCCAGCATGGGGCAAAGTAGATCGCGAATATATAGCGCACCTATTGCAGCAAGGGGAAAGGGTTGTAACTGTAGGGCATTCAATGTGGGAATTCAAACCCGCCGACCACCTACAGGCAGACGAAGCCGCCGCCTTTACCCTCGCGCATACACCAAACCGACCTAAAACCACGGGCGCGCAGCCGCCCTTATTTTGAAAGGCCACACAATGAAACACGCCGAAAGCGCATACATAAACGCAGGGGCCCGATTCGAACGGGTACAAAGCACCGCCGGAAATATCGCCGCAGCCGCCGCCCTGCGATCCATGCTGGACACCGAAACACCGGAAGATCAAACCGAAGCCCGCCGCCTTATCGAACAGGGGCGCGCCGAGATTCGACTATCGGCAAGGCACAAACGATAGAAAAATACAATAGGCAGGGGCGCACTTCGTGCCCGATGCTGCCTGATAGAATTACTTACAACCTAACACCTACAAAGGAACACAATGGACAAACAACAAAAGCAATCCGATGCATTGGATCGCGCACGAAACAATCAATCAATGGCTAACTATGGACAGATCATGCAGGGGTTAATAGAAAAAGGCATCAATCCCGACGATATCGCTTTCCGCGAAAACGTGTTGACCTATGACGCATGGCGCGCACTAGGCCGGACTGTACGCAGGGGCGAAAAAGGGGTTAGATGCCTAACTTGGATACCAATTGAAGACGATACAGGGGCAAAGAAAGCCCGCCCACGTACCGCCTATGTTTTCCACATTTCACAAACGGAGCAATTGCAATGACCGACTACGAAGCAAACGGATTCAAGAACCGAAAAGAATATTTGGACGACCTAGCCCAAGAGTATGACCGCACTACAGTTTATGCATTGGCTGGAATGCTTGGCCCATCAGAAGATTTTGATGGCCTAGTAACTGCACTAGAGGATTACGCCGATGGATACTAAATTCTGCATCAACTGCAAGCATTACACATTGGAGAACACATCCGCCCATTTGCCCCACCTAGGCCGATGCCTTAAATCCGCCGATATGTGCCTAGTGACAGGCAAGCAAAAAGCATATTCCGACCTAGGATTTTGCTCGACCATGAGGATCAAGCCGAACTGCGGGCCGAACGCTGAATTGTTTGAAGCAAAGTGAAAATTCTATAAGCCTTGCGCGCAGGGCTTATCGGGTATTTCCCCAAACAGAAGGATTTTTATGCAAACCTACCGCTACATTCAAGACCCCGGACATGGCTGGATCGAAGTGCCATTGGAAGAACTGGAAAGCATTGGCTACAAGATTAGCCGCTATTCCTACATGAACCCCAAGACAGGGAAAGCTTACTTAGAAGAAGACTGCGATGCCGCCATTTTCATTAAGAAACTGAAAGATACCGATACACCATATGAGATTAAAGAAGTGTATCAAGAGAACACATTTGTCCGCAATTTGCCTAGCTTTGAGCATGGGTTTGGAGCATAAGCATGGAAACCGAACAAGTTAATCAAGAGTTGCTGGACGCTTGCATTGAAGCATTGGCACTATTTGACGATTACCCGCAATGCTATACATCTGTCGGCACTTACCAAGTGCTGAACATTGCCATCAATAACGCACTTAAAGCATTGGAAGCAGCATGAACATAGAACAGTTACAAATTGCATTGTTTGATATGTACGAGCTACGCAATGCATTGTTTTCAAAGCGCAATGAAGTAATGTGTCCGCATGAAAGTGAGGCCACTTTTGGAGAATGCCTAGACGACACGATTGCATTCTTGGAACAGTTGGAAACTGAAATGGAAGGAGCAGCAGCATGACCGAAGACCATCAGCGAGTGTTACTGCTAATGAGTGATATGCTGGAGGGACTGTACCGAGCCCTGCCAGTTATCGAAGATGCAGAGGACGATCCACACTATAGACAGGGGTACATCAAAGCTTTGCGAGTGGAAATTGTAGACTTAATTGAAAGGGCCGAACGTGAATGACACTACCAAAACCTATCCCCGCACCCTGCGCGAGGCATTCCCGCATGACCATTCTCTGCTAGACGTACCGCCGGACAAAGAAAGGGCATTGGATTTAGCTGCCATGTTCTTTGCCGGAATGGTTTTCGGTCTAATGCTAGGTGTATATTTTGGCTAATCAGAATGTCCGGCTGACCACCGGACTAAACGTTTTTGCAAGACTCTGCGAGAACTTAAACAACCCCATCTCTTTGTGATCGTCATTGGCATCGTGGCCTACAGTCTTACTAATCCAATAGGGCCAGCCAATATCATTAGCCGCCTTTTCCCCTGTCCCGCTTGCATCGTTATCTGCAATCACAACCCCCGCATCTAGACCTTTGGCTATCTTTACCATGTTGCCAGCACTAAAACATACATGGATTTTGTACCGCCGCCGCAATCCTTTTAATGCCGCCTGTACAGACAATGCCGTGGCAAACCCTTCACACAATACATTGGTTCCCTTGTTGTCAATGACAAAGGTAGAGTAAGAAGTCTTTTGCCCGCTTAGGAATTTCTTTTTTCCGTCCTCGTCAATCAACTGACAACCATATACCTTGCCCTCAATACGCATGGGAATTACAAGGATAGGGCTCCCGTCTTTACGCCATACATTACCTTGTTCCTCAGGGAATCCCTTTGCTGCAAGGTACTTGTGCCGTTCGGTATGGCACTGGTGAAGTATCCACGCCGCCCGTGCAGCCGCTTCCCTCTGTTTCTGTTCTATATGGGTTTCACTAGCCCGAAGTATGTTTAAAAACTTGGCCCGATCTATCTTGTCCGCACCATCAGACTTCCATATAGACACTTCTGAATCAGTAGCATGGTTCTGAACAAAGGCAATATCACCCATGAACTTGACCGCCCCGTTCTTTTTAGTGGGATGATCCTCTGTGGGATAGCGCCGCCATACGCCCAGCGGAGGCATGGATGCCACAATAATTCCATGCGCCTTGCAATAATTAATTAAATCCATTACATCCTCTTAAATGGTGTTCTGTTTTTGCCTTTTAAATAGGCAATCAAACGTGACTTTACAAACTTCTCAAACCCTACATCAGGAACTGTTGCTACGTCCTTCAGACTCCTAGGCCATACGCCGAACTTATCTTTATAGGTATGCGCCGCCCTGCCCGATGACCATCCTCCATAGAAAACTTTGTGCTGACACATAGACCAAAACTTTTGCTTATCGTCCATGCTCATAGAGCCCTGTAGCTCATGCATTTCTCCAGCAACCGCAACAACTTTGTTAAGTTTCTCCTTTACAAATCCGCAGTTATAGCAAACATCGCTATTGAAATTCCATAGTGCTTGGCACTTAGGACACTTCATTTGCTCCTTTTCTTTTTCTGTTTTCTCTTTGCGCGACTTCTCTTTTCCATCATCCAATTCTTCTACGCCACTCTCAAAGACTTCTTCCCATACTTCTTTGAACCGCAGGTAATTGCCGGAATGATCCAGCCACAGGGCAAAGTCTTTCTCAGGATAGCCGCGCATCACCCGCCCCATTTGCTGAACATGACTAGACAGGGATTTACTGAATGGCCTAGCTGATACACCTATCATTACGTCCGGCACATCAAAGCCCTTGGTAAGAATGTCAGTAGCGATTAGCCCGTGGATTTCTGTATCCGGCTTGGCAAAATCTTCAATGGCATCCTTCTTGAACTGGTCATCGTCCTTGTAGCTGATGCTGACAAAGTTATACCCTTGCTCTGCGAACTTGCGGGCTAGGTCTGTCCCATGATCTACCCCCGAACAGAACACAATGGTCTTGCGAGGCCGACCAAATATCTCATGGGTTTTCTTAATCCATTCAGCAACAATATCGCCCGTGATCTTCATGCCCCGTGTTGTAGCCTCCTGCTGACTCCACTCCCCCGCCACCTTCTTTGCGCCCTCCATATCAATTTCTTTGGCTATGAATACACGCAGGGGGACAAGTATCTTGTCTGCAACCAACTCTTTTGTGGTCACAGTAGACACTACGTTCTCATAGGAATTGCCCATGCCCTTGGTAAATGGCGTAGCAGTAAGCCCAATCACCCTGATGTTTGGGTTGTTCTTAATGAACTCCATCGTCTTGCTGCGCGTGGTATGCGCTTCATCCACGATTAGAAGGTTAAGGTCGGGAAATGATCCCCGCTTCTCTAGCGTTTGAGCAGAACAAATCTGTATCTTTTCATAAGGCCGATAGCGCCAATGGCCCGCCTGTAGAACGCCGTGGTCTATGCCGTATTTCTCTAGCCGCTGACTGGTTTGGTCGCACAGAATGATCCTGTCCAAAACCATAGCCGCCTTGTTGCCTTTTTCTTTTGTGGCCTCCAGCAAAGCAATCGCACACTCAGTTTTTCCGCCGCCAGTTGGCAGATACAAAATCTGAGAGCGAACACCCTTCGCAAAATTTTCTCTCAGCTTGTGCAACGTGCCTTCTTGGTAACTTCTTAGTTTAAGGCTCGACATGATTAAACCTTTTTCCATTTACAACCTTGGAAATTGTCTGGCGGGCAACGCCGTAGCACTTTGCAATCTCGTCCTGAGTGCAACCAAGTTTTTTGTATGTATCTCGAATTACCCTTACTTGTTCTTCAGTTAGTTTAGATAGCGGGTGTTTAGAGCCTATTACATGAGGATTGCGAGGAGGCTTGCTATTGCGCTTCTTTTTAACCATGTCATTCACGTTATCTTGGTTTGTACCAAGGAATAAATGGTCGGGGTTGCAGCATGACGGCACATCACAAGTGTGACAAACAAACATTCCGCTCGGTATTTCTCCGCAGAAGTGTCTGTAAGTTATACGATGCGCTCTATCGGTTGGCATTCCTCGTCCGCCGGTTCCAACGATTCCATATCCGAAATGATTGACGGCTCCGGTAAATATCCAGCATCCAGAGAACGGAATGCGGGATGCTTTTTCTAAAATTCTTTCAATTACAGGTTTCATTTGTTCTTCCTCTGTCAGCATACAGGCCCGCTGACTTGGGCACTTATCAAAATTAAAAACATTCCACGTGGTAACGTTACCACTAGAACTGCTCCAATGCCCACCGCGCAGCCTGTACTTCTTTGGGTTTAGCCATGATGTTTTCCGCTATTTCTTTCCATGCTTTTAGTTGCCGCTGATGACCTACTAGGAATGCTTGCTCCCGTTCTTCCCGTGACGCATCGCCTTGGTCTAGCCATGTATGACATACAACACAAGCCCAAACGGAATAGGTATCGTCAGCTTTTAATGACTTGCCTTTGCCGTGGGCTGCGCTGTTGGAATGCGCCGCTACTGTGGTACTGCCCTCTATCCCGCGACAGAACGGAGTAACCACAAGTAAGCAGCGTTTCCCATTAGCCATAGCCAACAAAGCAGGATTACGTTTTGCTGGAACCTTGGCGTAACTCATTGGATCTCTCTGAGGTGTTCTAAAACTTCCTGTACGGGCTTCCATACCCTTGGCTCAAAGTCGCGCCGCTCAATCCATTTTGCAATTTCATCCAGCACAAACTCATACCCGGCATCAAAGCCGTCTTGGTAATCGCTCATCTAGTTTTCCTTTCTTCTAAGAATGCTTCAGCTATATCGTAGGACTCTTTGGCAATCACCTCCGGCGTAGACGTTCTACCTATGGACGTAAGGATCGCAAAGAAGTCCAGCAAAGTAATCTCCTCTAGTGAAATCTTTGGATCTTCCGCCAAGGACAAAAGCCCCTCAGACTTTTTCTTTACCATTGCGCGCCTTTGGAATAACAACAATCATCATATCTAACTGTTCGGTCAAAAGGTCTTTGATAGTGTAGCCACCAACAGAAATGTTTCCTGCATTTCCATCGCGGGCAATGACACCTATGGCATCTCTGATAGCTTTGTTGTATCCTGAGTTGAACATATCATCGCCTTCAATAATCATAGTGATAGCATCACGAACCAATCCTGATGCCTTCCTATTTCCCGCTGCGGCCTTGAGCTTTGTGTAGATTTCAATTGGTAGGTGTACCGAGTAGGGTACTAAACGTTTTTCCATTTTTTAAAGTCCTCGTTGATTGATAAAAATATCTTGGCTGCTTCGCCATTGACCCTGAGTTCTGATCTGGACTTAATGCCGCACTTGGCATACAGCCAATCAACTGCATAGGTTTCATCTGCTTCAAAACATTCCCCCGTTTCTTCTAGCCACTTGTGAAACTGTGGATCTTTGGAAACGATGGCAGATATCTTGACCACATCTATGAAATTGTCCCGATTCACTGGACGTTCATCTTCGCCCAGCCGAACCATGACCACCTGATAGCGCGCACCAACAAAATCCCTAAGAATCTCAGAGGGAATTTCGTCAGGATGCACGGACAAGGTAAGCACATACCCCGTCCGATCTTGCTTGATGGCTACCTTAACGCCTTCAAATTGACTGGTTTGCATGGTCTAAAAAGGAATATCTTGGTCGTCAATCGGCGCTTGCTTGGGCTGCTGCGGTTGAGCATAGGGGTTTTCCTTTGGAGCAGGTTTGTAGTTGTTCCAAGCCAAGCGAAACCACGGGCCGTAGTTACCACTCATATCCCAACAACTTAGCTTGATTGTGATGTCGTCCTCGTCTGTTTCTTCCAGCAATTTCTTCAGAGCAGAACGCTCCATGATTAACTCACCAGTTTTATCCGGCTTCTTGTCGCCCGACTCTTTGTACTTGTTGGGGGAAAGCTTTCCGCTATTGGGGTACTGTGCCATCATTGTTCCTTTTTAAATTTAAGTTTAGCTGCCGTGAACTTCGCCATTACTTCTTTGTACTTGGCATCATCAATCTTCTTCAACTCGTCCATGATGGCTTTGTTGTTGCTATAGATAGCCATTACATCTTCCAAGCTTTGCACCGCAGACAACATCAGGTCTACGCCTTGGGTTACTACCTTCAACCAGTCTTCTGTTTCTGATCCAGCAGTTACCTTGATAGACCACTCACCGCCACCGCCCATAACTTTAGGTGGTGACTTGGGTTCTGCTTTGGCTTTAGGCTCTTCAGACTTTGGAGAAGAATCAATGGCATCATGCTCCACAATCTCCAATGCCGTCATCCATAGGTAGCGGCGCTGATAAGTCTCAACCGCCCCCAAGTTTTGAATGGGATGCGCGCCCTTGAGTTCTGCACCAGCCATAGGACTAGAGATAACAATCACTGTGCCATCATCTAAATCGGTGATGGACAGGGTTGCGTAGTTTGCGTCATAAGACACAACGCCACACAATCCAATGTCGTTAAAGATGATTTGAATATCGGGCAAGAAGTCGCCCAATTCAAAGTAAGAATACCCAGCAAACTTGTTCAGTCCGGTCTTCTTTAGCTTCGTGTTGTACAGACGTATCCGCGCTTCCATTAGTTTCTTATGTACCATTTTTCTCTTTCAGGTAGTTTTCATATTGGCTGCAAAAAGAATTGACTTGGCAATACTTCTCACAACGGGTGCGCTCCCCTTCTCGGATCTCAATAAAGTGACCCTTCTCAGGTAACGCTGCTTCAGCATCCTCCTTCGTTTTGTGAACGCTCTTGGCTCTTACGCCGCCTTCTTTTTTGACGGCGTACAAAGTAGGTTTTTCCCAAGTATCTTCAGGTGTGCATGGTGGAATGTCTCCTTCTGTTTCTGATTCAAAGTACGCTTCGCTGTGCATACGGATACGATCCTCTACGTACTTCTGGCGCTGCTCCATAGGCCATAGGGGAATGTCTATCGTAGCTACTGGTGCGGACGGATAGCCTTCCTTCTCTGCATCCCGTGCCGCCCAATCACGGATGATTGCAACAATCTGTAATTTCTTGACGGGCTCTTTCTTTACCCGCTCCACCAGCCATGCGTATACGTTTAGCTGGTTGTGCCAATCATCCTTCTCATTCATTACAGACCATGCGCCTGTAACTTTGTAGTCGCTGATGATGATGCCGTCTTCTTCTACTTCCTGTAGGTCAATGGCCCCGCTGACTGTCCAGCCATCGGTTTCTGAGAAGAGCCGCTGCTCGACTAGGTGGTGTTCATCCTTGCCATGCTCTAAGATGTTGTGTACGGCAGAACCAAACAAGGCCCATACCATTTCACTTACGTCCTGCTCTATGCTGTCCCAGTGCTTGCGCTTTAGCTGGACAATCCGAGGACTGTTCAATAACTCTGTACAAGAGATGTTTGCGTTCCCCTTGGTGTAGGTGGGCCGCTCCATCACGTTTACAAATGTTTGTGGTAAGCCGTACTTGTTGGTTAGTTTCACTGTTACTCCTGTGTGTTGAGAGAAGCTCCAATGTACCACACAAGTTGCCTGTTGGATGCCTTTGTGTTATAACTGCCAATGAATTTTTACTATCGACAATAGGAGAGTGATTGAAATGTCTAAATATGCTAGGAGAGTAGATGCAAAACAAATGTATGCTATCATTGCGTAAATTAGTTACCGCAAATTATGAAAACACTTCAAGATTTTGACTTGTCAACTAGGACTGGTAGACACAAAGCAAGAAAAAATGGTCTTGATGTGCCAAAACAAAAACCCGGAACAAAGCAACCTGATTTTTGGTCACTTGTTGAAAAAAAAAGCCAAGATGAATGCTGGCCTTGGCTTGGGAAATTGAATCAATGGGGCTATGGTCGCATCAGACATGGCGGCATTCAAGCAATGGCGCATAGAGTGGCATATCAATTGCAAACTGAAAAAAGCATTCATGGGTTGATTGCAATGCACATTTGCGACAATCCAGCGTGTTGCAACCCAAATCACATAGCTCTTGGCACTCATGCCGACAATCAAAAAGACAAATTTAACAAGAATCGCCAAGCCAAGGGAGAAATAAATGGGCAATCAATTCTCACAGAAGAACAAGTAATTGAAGCAAGAAAGTTGTATGTTGAAACAAAAACAACTTACAAAAAACTTGCAGAAAAATTTGGTGTTAGCAAAGATACCATGCAAAAAGCAATACGTAAAATCTATTGGAAACATGTATGAAATATGCAAACAGGGTAGACAGAAACCAAGGGGAAATCGTTGCTGCACTACGGGCTTACGGGGCTACAGTCCGAGTGGTTACCCAAGGCGGCGGCATACCTGACCTACTGGTGGGATACACCAATCCTGATAGTCTTACTAAGTACACGCTTCTGTTAGAGGTAAAGGACGGGAACAAAGTGCCGTCTGCCCGCAAGCTTACCCCGGCAGAGGAAAAGTTCTTCTTTGAGTGGACGGGTGGGATGCTGGCTATCGTGGAAAGTGCCGAGGAAGCAGTAGATATTTTGAAACATTGCCGTTAGCTTGTATAATTTATCTGTCTCCTTGGTCTGGCAAGACCCTTACCCCTCGCTGGTCGGGGGGCTTTTTTAGGAGCTAACACGCATGGGGATTGGTCTTATCGGGAAAGCTGCCGGTGACCAGCAGACACATCGTCTGACAAACCAGTCCCCAGCCGTGTTGATGTGTGTTGACATGTTACGAGACTTGTTGATACAATTCAGACAAATGTTGTCGTACAAAACAACAGTAGAACCGTTATTGAAGCGCCCTCACCCAGAAATGGGTTTGTACTGAGGGCAACTTCAATAACGGTTTTGTTTTTTGTGCGTCGTTTTTTAGGAAAAAAATGTCACATCAATACAAAACAAAACCAACGCCGAATACCAAGCGTTTTAGAGTTCAGGATCTTCATCAAAAAACAGATCCAAAATTTGCTGTTTTTGCCAGAACTACTTCTGGTAAATCTGCCCATTTCAGCTATTTAAGAAATGACATGGCAGAAGCTCTTGAAAACGCAAGGCATTTTGCTTCCACGCTTGTAAGCCACGGAGAGACTGATTTCACTTATTACGTTGTGGAAATCAAGCATCGCGTAGGAATTGAGCATGGCAAACCAGTGGATGAATCAATGCTCTGACACATACCCTCCAAACAGGGTATGTTTGGCGTCAGGGCGCGTTAGCTAACGGGGCAGACATCTCCCGCACCCAGAAATGACCTTACCCTTGAGTACCAAGGGCCGCATCCTAAGGAAGCCGTGCGGTACTGGCAAATGATTCAAGGCCAGTGTAAAAGAGGGTAACTAACAGATGAGCGAGCGGTAAGATAGAAGTATCAGGGCGTACCGAAAAGCGCCACCCTCATAGAAACCGAATCCGGCACACCACCGCACTTGGGAAACCCGCCGATAGGGAATCCGGAGAACTACCCCCAACCCCCAATACCGGGGGGTTCAGAGTAGCGGCTTCCTCTATGGCGAATCCAATAGTCATTTCCTATTGATTTTTTCCGGCGATAGAAATTATTTTATTTATACCTGTTGTAACGTTTACCGTCCTATGTACAATGAGCGCTCCTAAACCACTGGAGAACAGAGATGACATGGAACATTTTTAAGAGAGTAGCTGCACTGGAAGAGAAGGTAAAAGAATTAATGAGCTTTAGCGACGATAGCGGACGGATTGTTCGGCTAGAAGAAAAAGTAAAGCGATTAGAGAACAAGCTTTTTATTCAGGCGGTGGAGCGCAATGCATTTAGCGCCGCCCCAGTTCGTAGTGAGGGTGCGCCGGTCTTTACCAAAGATGAAGTAGCCAGAGAGAAGGCCAGAGAGAAGGAAAGAAAGCGCCAGTACCACCGCGAGTGGTACGCAAAGAGAAGGGTTGAGCTTAAGAAGGCTAGGTCTACAAAAGAACAAAAGGAAAAGAGAGCCGCCTACGCAAGAGCCTACTACCTGCGTAAAAAAGGAGAGAAGAATGCGTAAAGTAACCCTTATGGAAATGCTCAAAGAGCCGTTCAAGAAACCATCGCCCCTTGAGGTTATCGCAAGGGAACTAGCGAATGCCCACCTAGAAAAATTAGAAGCTGAGACTGCTTGCGAGTACGCACAGTCCATAGTGGACTACAACGTAAACAGAATCGCCAGACTAAACAAACGGCTGGACGAATACAGAACTGGTGAATAGCCATGAAGCTTGAACCTATGTCAGCGTATGCGTTTAGGAATAAACATAAAGTTATTCGTGAGCCACTATATGCATTACCTGAGATAGCAGACAAGCTAGGGATGGAATATGAAACTCTTAAAAAGCTTGTTCGCAATAGGTACAACAAAGTGCCTCCGCCCAAGTTTGAGATGAGTCCATCATCATCCACAAGGATGAAGCAAAACCTTTACAAACTATCTGAGTTTAAAGCTTGGATTAAAACTTTGGAGGAGTACAAATGACCCCGACTAGTATGACTAAGATGCCTGTGAGGATTAAGTATGAGTACGGCAAGGACTGGCGTATGGGCTGGGACTTAAAGTTTGCTGACGAGCTTGCCAAATATGATGCCGAACACAACGTTGGGGATGGGTCGCTCAAAGCTCGACTGCGAAAAGAAACAGGGGTTAAGGTGCTTCGTCATTGGACGCATTTCAATTTCGGCAGAACTGTTGCTGATAGAGAACTTGAGGCGTACTACGAAAAAAAGCGTGCCCATCACATGGCGGCTTACCTTGATGATCTGATAGATAAATTGGAGGAGTACAAATGACTGAAGAAGAACTGTATGAAGCTATGGGCCGAGCCATCGACAGAGAAATAGTTGGTGGAAGTGTGGACAGAAGCGAGATAAACAAAAACCGTAAGTCAATACTGCAATCGTTTGACCACTACATACCTGATTTTCAGACCTACAGTGGGCATGTGGATGGTCGGGCAGTGCTGGTGTATTTCAAAGACGGTGAGGAAATTGCGCGGTATGAAAACAGTGTGAAGACATACACGCCAAGGTTCAAGGAACTGTGCCACGAGTTAGTAAACGAAATGCTTGAAGGAAAAATGAAATGAAAGATACACGAGAAATCGCTGAAGATTACACCGACTGGATGGTCAAGACCGGAGGCTACGCAAGGGACATGACCATGCGTGACTATTTTGCTGCCACAGTTATTCAAGGCCATTTTGCAAGACATGGATGGGGTTCTGACCAAGAACATTTTGAGGACGTTGCACAAGGCGCATACAGAATGGCAGATGCCATGCTCAAGGAGAGAATCAAATGAAATACTGCGTAAAAACTAGAGGCGGGGAAATCCTCCCCGTGTGGCATGGCAATACATTCAAGGAACCGCACAATCAATTTGGTGAGGTGTACCACTTAGTGTTGACTACTAAGGACAAGGAGGCGGGTCACTTGAAGTACAAGTTTGTTGGCCCCAATGACGAGTACACGATGCTGTGTGATGAGCAAGGCAACCAAGTGGAGGTGGAGCAATGAACTGCTGCGATGGCAATGGGAACTGCAACCAAGGCAGGGATTGTCCTGTACGCAAGCAGCGCATCAAAGAAGTTAATGATGCCTACATCAACGGCAAAATTGACAATAACCCCTACGATGAAACGCTGGGTTCGTTCAGCGACTTGGTCACCGTGATTATGGTGGTGGCGTGTATCACAATGCTGTTTTTTGTGATTTGTTGGGGGATGCTATGAACATCATTGCGATGGCTGAAGAAGCTGGATTGGCTTTTAATTTTGATGGTTATCCAGACATCTGGGCTACATACACGAATATTGGGCGTAAAGAAATTGAATGCTTTGTCGCCTTAGTAGAAGCAGCAGCCCGTGCTGATGAGCGTGAAGCAATAGCGCGGATGTTTGAAGATGCGCCTGCATTGGTGCAGTTTGCACAGAATGACCAAGGCGGCTGTTTGGTTTGCGGGTTTACACCAAAGCTAGTAATTAAAGTAATCCGCGCAAGGGGAACAACATGAACAACAGATGTACTTTTAAACAAGGGATATTTAACTGTGGTAGTTACGCCTTTAATTTATACAAGGAAAATATAGAACAGGGCGACTATTGCGACCATCATTACTGGGAAAACCAAGCCAAGAAAGCAGCAGCACAGGAGCGTGAGGAATGCGCTAAGGTGTGTGAGGAAGATGGTTTGCTTTGGGGGCAGCGGTACGCCGCCGCGATTCGGGCAAGGGGGACAACATGACACGGGATGAAGTTATTGAGCAAGCCGCGCTGATAGGTTGGCACGCCGTTCCTTGCGCCCTACCAAATTTAATTGCCCTCCGCGCTTACAAGTCAGAGGAGCCCAATGAGCGTATGCGCCTTAGTTCCACTGGGGCGATGTACACCCTTGGCGATGACGGTTGGATGTATCAAATCGGAACGGTTGAGGATGTGGCAGCAGCAATCCGAGCAAGGGGAACAACATGATGACACCGTGGTTCCCGCCGCACATTAAGCCGGTAAATGTGGGTGTGTATGAGGTGAAGTTCACACCAAAAGGTGGACACGAAAGTTATATGTATGCAGCATGGAACGGACAGCAATGGTCGCGAGGAGCGCGTTACGAACAAATGAAACTTTTCCACTCAAATTTTGCCGCTATTCAACACAAATACTGGCGCGGTTTTCTGAAGGAGCAGACATGAAAGTGTATTTGGCGTGGAATCATCAAGCGTACTGCGTGTATTGCAAACGTCCTGTGTTCACGATATTAACTAAATGTAGGAGTTGCGGAAAATGACAGGCTATCAATCAAAACGCGCTGCGGCGCAGGACAAACTGAAATGCCAATGCTCATTGAGTACAAAACTTGTCGGCAGCGGATGTCAGTATTGCAACCCTGAGTACATGGATGATGCTGACGCACAGCCAGCGCAGGAGCCTGTGGCGTGGGCGGTTGTTGGTGATGGTAAGTTTGGTGAATATGAGTTAGGACAAGTTTTCGTAGATTACGAAGCAACACATATCTACTGGAAAAACAGAGGTTACGAACTTGTTCCTGTCTACACCACCCCACCACAGCGCCAGCCGCTGACGGATGAGCAGATTGAAGATATTGCAGCGCAAACCATGTTCCCTATTAATTTTGCCAGAGCCATTGAAGCCGCCCACGGCATTAAGGAGAACACATGAAAGACAAAGTATTGAAGATGGCGCTTGAGGCGCTTGAGTTGTTGTCGCAACAGCCGACAGACTCAGCACTTGATTACGCAGACAACGCCATCAACGCCCTGCGCGAGAGGCTGGCACAGCCAGAGCAGGAGCCTACCGAAGCATGGCCTTGCGTCATTGAAACAGCGGATTTCGAAGAAGACACCATGACTTTGGCAATGCAATGCACAGATTACAAAGTCTCCGCTGGTAAGCACTGGTTATCCACCATTCCACCACAGCGCACATGGGTAGACCTGACGGATGACGAAAGATACGACTGCGTTCACAGCGGCGCAGAAGATTCATGGGATGTAGCTTTACTAGTTGAAGCCAAACTCAAGGAGAAGAACAATGGGTGAAATAGCAGATATGTATGACGAATATGACGGATATGACGCTGATGACAGCGGTGTTTTCAATCATGCCGAAATTAGGGAGATTGATTGGGTTACCAAAAGCGGCGCAAAAGTGATGATTAAAGACATGACCGACACGCATTTGTTAAATTCCTACAAAATGAGTAGGGATGAATACCTGTTTGCTGAACTGGTGGTGCGTTTGTTTGAAGCCAAACTAAAGGAGAAGAACACATGAAAAATTGTTTTACAAACGCAACGGTAATGTGGAATGAGCGAGAAATCCTACGCCGCGAATCACTGGTGCGGGAAATTCCTGCAATGCTGCTTGATGTGTGGCGTAGCTTAAACCCTGCTGTTCAAATGGAGCGCGTCGAGACACCTGTGTTGACACCTGCCGAATACCTAACAGGTCACATTGAAGCTAAGTTTGATTTGATTAACGCTGGTCGCCGTGGGTATCTACGGCCTGAGACTACGGCAGGAACCTTTGAGGCTATGCGCTTGCGGTATGAACAAGAGGCGCAGATGAAGAAGCGACTACCTATGTGCTTATGGCAAGTGGGTTTGAGTTTTAGGGACGAGGAGAACCCCGACACCATGCGTGCCAGCAAGTTGCGGTTAGTACAGTTTTACCAGATGGAGTTTCAGTTGTTTGCAAGCTATGGAAGCAAAGCGCCCTACCTTGAAACTGCGTTGGACGCATTGACGAAAACGTATGGCGGTACATACGACATTGCTGATGAGCTACCGCACTATAGCGAGAAGACACTGGATTGGCACATTGGTGGCCTTGAAGTTGCTGGCTGCTCTGTCCGTAAAGATTGGGCGCACGGCACAGTGTTTGAAGTAGCTATTGGCATAGACAGGTTGGTGGCACTACAAATGCAGGAGAAGAACACATGAACGCACCAATGGCAAGAAAAGCATGGCTTGAATACTTACATAAAGCGGTGGACGAATTTGATTGGGGTAAAGAGTGGGAACAGGAACCTGATTTTGGGCCACAACCGGGCATGCAATTTGGCATGAACCAAGACGATTGGAAAGACATAGTTGCCGCCATATCCAAGGCGCGTGATAGCAGAGGCATATACCTAGGATGCCGCCCTGCTGATGTGTTCCAAGATTGGTTCCTAGCAATGGGCTTATTTAAACCAAAGGAGAAAACATGAAAGTTGAAGAAATTAAAGACTATGCATACCCTTGCATGATGGCAGAAAAAAAACTTAAATTAGTGCATGAACTTATGCTGCAAAACAAACATGAAGGCGCATTGTCTGAGGCAACACTGGCAATAACTTACATTGCAGAAATGATGGAAGCAATAAAAGGAATGAAGAATAAATGAGCAAATCAAGACATTCGGAACTACGTGAAGTACTTTTAAAACATGAGGAAGGACTGACTGCGCTAGAGATATCCAAATACGTAAACATGAAATCTGACAACGTAACGCAGTCTGTGAGGACAATGGCTGACGTTTATGTTGATCGCTGGACAAAGCCAAAGAAAGGCGTTAAGTACGTTCCTGTTTACATTGCCATAAAAATACCAGAGAACTGCCCTACGCCATATGCCAAGACCTAAAACAGAAATTACAGGACAACCTACTAGAGTAGGAATACGGTTAACGCTATTGCAGCGTGACGAATACCGCAGACTTGGTGGCCCAGCATGGCTCAGAGGACTGCTAAACCTAAACATATTAAAACGCCAAAAAAGGAAACAGAAATGACCATCTTAAACATCAAACTTATCCGCATGGATTGCGGTACACAGTCCCGTGACGCAAACGATCAGGAGCATATCGACTACCTAGCCGAACAGATTCAGAGCGGGGAAACACTGCCTCCTGTTACTGTAGTCCATGACGGCCTAGAGTACTACCTAGCCGATGGATTCCACCGCGTACACGCCCACATTAAGCTAGGCAAAGCCAGCATTAATTGTGATGTTATTACCGGAACGCTACGCCACGCCATTGACCTTAGTGGTATGGCTAACAAGACGCACGGATTGAACCGCTCCCACGCAACAAAGCGCAAACAGACCCTAATCTACTTGGAAGATTTTGAGTGGAGCGAACTGAGTGACAGGGTGATTGCCAAGAAGGTAGGCGTTAGCCATCCATTTGTTGCAGGTTTACGCGCAGAGTTAAATGGGGATGTTAAAAAGCCACAAGCAGCAAAACAACCCAAAGCAGTAAAGAAGACTTTCCAAAAGCCGCCAGAGCCCGAAGTAGACTTGAGTGACGAGCCGGACGAGATGGTAGAGGAGTTGATTAAAGAAAACCAACGGCTATCAGACCAACTAGCTATCAAAGCCATGACAGGCACGGAAGAAGAAAAGAACCTAGCGCACGAAACCATAGAGAGTTTGCGCGAGGAACTTAGGGTAGCTAAGTTAGAACTGGTAGCAGTGAAACAAAGCCGCGATACCTACCAATCAGAAAACGCCCAGCTTAAAAAGCAGGTCGCTATGCTACAAAAGCAGCTAAAGAAGTAGTCAATATGAGAAACATTCCGAGTGGTAACGTTACCACATGAGACTAATTCTAGAAACCCGTCATAAGTTGTTGATTTATAACACTAAATTTTAGCCATTTCGCGGAGATTTTTAACATTGATAGCTTTTAGCATCTCTGTTTCTGATTCTCGGAGTTGTTTAATCTGTTTTTGTTTTTCATCGGAGTCCATGACTGAAGTTGGCAAGTTGCTAATTCTGGTCATGGCCTTGCGAATCTCACCAAGCTTTCTATCAATTCCTTGAACCGCTTTGGACACGCCAAGCTTTGCCATTACGTCTGGATCAGCAATGTACTCAGCAATTTTCTCAGGGCTACGCTGTTTGAGGTCTGACAATGTGTTGGTAACTTTTCCAACTTCATCGCGCAGAACATAAAAGTCTGCCTTCAAAGCTGATTCTTTTTCCTTAGAAACAAAAGAACTAGCGCCCGGAAGAGTAGCCAGCATATCGCGGGCAGACATAGTTGGTTTGTCCACATTGGGATCGCTATGCAACAAGGGGTTGGTCATGTATATGATTAGACCGCCAGCAGATCCAAACATCCCCCTCATTAAATGGTCGGCAGCTATAGGAGATACGCCAAACTTGCCCATCATCTTGGCTATTTCAGATGTAGATTCGTTGAATTGACGTTCTTTCTCTAGCCGTTTTTGGTACTCACCAATCAACGAACGGCCTTGGAAAAAGTCATAGTTAACCAATACTTCTAAACCGGGTTTAATGGCTTGAGGAACAACAGTTGGGCTAAGGAAAGAATTACCCAAAGCGTTTGCCATAGAGTCGCGGAACTTACGTCCATCCTCATACCCCTTATCAGTAATCATCAAGTACATATGCTCTGTGATGATCTTGGGGATGGAGAATAGGTCAGACCGCAGGGGAATACCAAATCCATTAGTACCCGGAACCATCAGCATACGGTCACGGATTGCCGCTGGTTTTTTCAGGTAGTCTTCATCATCGCCGTTCATCATGGCGTACAGCAAAGATAAAGTCATAACCGATGCAGTCGTGCCAATCAAAGCGCCAAGCGCAGCATTGCGTTCTGTTGGTGATGTGCTTTGCAACGTTATTGTTTTAAGCATAACGTTCTGCGCGGCAAGATAAGCCCCAAAGAACGGGATCACTTGGCTTGCAATAGCCAGCGATTGACTGGTTCCCTTGCGACGGATATTCCAGATTTCAAAAGACTTCTCTAGTGCTTCTGCTTTGCTGAGTTTTTGGGCAAGTGCTGCTTCATAGGTGGCCTGACGTACGGCATTGTCGCCTGCCATAGCAATATGCTCTAAAGAACTTTTTAGCCTACCAATAATTCCGGGAGAAGCCTTCATCCCGGCGTACACCTGAGCATCTAACCTAGCCATCTGGGAGGTAAAGTCCCTGACCCCAACAACGCCGTACTTTTTCAACTCATTGTTGGTTGCGCTACGATGAGCCAATGTTTTAGCAAACTCTTTAACCGCACGAACCGGAATCTGCAAAGCATACTGAGGCTTCAACCCAGACGTAAACATAGCAGCAAACGAATCCTGTGGGATCTGCGCTACCGTAAACAAAGGATTAAGAACAACAGACTGACGTAGGATGTTGGCTACAGTAGAGGCCCACTTCCAAGCTGGTATCGTTATAGATTCCAAGCCGGTAAAAGCTTCAACGAACATGGGATCAGCCATGTCATAGAACTCTTCTTTACCATTTCTCCAAACGCGAACTGCATTGTCGCCGTCTGCTTTGCTTGCAATTTTCTTGGCTTGACCAAATTCAGCGGCAGTATCAATCAACGACAAAGCAGAACGATTGCGGACAGCACGGTTAACCGAGTACTGCATCCAGCGATTCATGTTGTCAAAGATGTCGTTGACGGGCTTGTTAGAACCCTTCAACTTCTTCTCTTGCGCTTGAACCATTAGGCCACGGATGTATTCCTTTGGCCCTTTGCCTTTTTCCAATTGCTCTTCACGGAAGAATGGAACGTAGTCGGCATTACTCAAAAGGAATTCAGCTTCCTTTTTGCTCCATAGACCGCTATCTACCAACATATTGGCAGCGTTATCCCGCATCTGATTCCATGTTTCCACTACGCCGTTCAACTCAGGAATAACTTTGAACAACTTATTGCCAGCAGCTATCTCTGCGGCAGTCATGTGGATAAATTTCTTGTCTTTAGAACGTCGAGTGGCCTTTTCTCTTAAAGCGTTTGCTGCGGTTTCCTTCCCCGGCTGTGCTGCAAGAGGGTTTAACAAGTCTTGCATTGCGTCCATATCAAGCTTGTCCGCCTCTGCCCGCATAGCAGCTACTTCTTGATCCACCTGATTGTTGAATTGCAAAAGCGACTTCAACCGCTTGGCTTCAAACGCAGTGTGACCTATCAGTTCTGTCTGGGCTTGGGTAAGACCATACTTATCTTTAATCTCACCAAGCTGTTTGGCTAGTTCAACAATGTTTGCCTTGTCTTCTACGGCTTCGTACTTGTACAACTCTTTGTCGTATTTAAGATTGCCGGACGTAAGGAACAAGTTAGCCAATGCATCTGCGTGAACCACTTGGCTCTGACTAATGTTCAGCATCGTGCCAACGGCTTGCTCATTGTCCTTAACAAATTCCTCTACGCCCCTGCGGATAGAATTGTTTATAGCGGCATCACTAGAGAATGACCATGTTTGAAGTTTGTCACTCCATTTAACAACACCAGCTTTGGCTGCGGCAGCAGTAGCTTTTGGGTTGTCAGTTATATTATTCCAACCCGCTCTAATTTGCTCTTTATAAGTAGGATCTGGTTGTGCGCTTACACGCCCTAGCCCGCCAGTAATGTCTAAGGCTGCTTGGCCCTCTGCGGTACTAGCTTTTTCTTTGCCTGCTTGAGAACGTAGGTTCTTACGAATATCGGCATTTGTTAGGCCATAGTCTCCAACTTTACGTGGTTTTCTAACCATGACTTTTCCAGATTTTTCTGTTGGCTCAAATCCAGCGGATGCATAAAATGCGCGTAACTGACCCGCATCCATGCCTGCATTTTTTTCAAGTTGCACTGGTTCTAAATAAAGCTCAACACCAACATCGTCAGCAAGGTTGACAACCATATTTAATGCTTCTTTTGCTTTGCCTTTTTGTCTCTGGTCTGCATCAACAAGCAGAGCCTCAAGCGTCATCTCGCCATCGTCTGCCGTATATTTCACAACAGAACCACGTTCCTGTATTAGCACACCACTAGAAACAGAAATGCGAACGCCATTTTTTTCCCATGTTCCAAACTCTTTAAAACGTCGGGGGTTACCACGCTCAAGACGCTGGTATCCATTAGCTATTAAACCACTAGGGATACTTGTGTAATTTTTATTGCGTAGACTTTTTGCTTCGCCTTTAACCTGTTTACCTTCTGGTTTCAACGCGCCCTTTTCCGCCTTACTAAAGATTTGTTCAGCAGATTCCATCTTTGTCAGAGCAGACTTGATGGATTGAAATAGGTTACGCAACTTCTGAAGGATAGCCTGAATCATTCCTGCTGGTGGCTTGGTGGCATCAAAGTCTGCAAAGGCATCAGCAACAGCCTCTTCAGTAATCTTCTCCATATCCCCTTTGTACTCACGCATGTAAGCGTCATACCGGGACTCTTCGCCAGCCTTCAGTGGTTTGCCGTCTACGTCCCTTTGTTTAAGGTACTGGTCAATCCATTTATCCTTTGCCATCTTGGACAAAGAGTTCCACTGTGCATCGGTAAAGAAACCAAGCTCTCGCAACGCATGGACAGATTCATGTCTCAAAGCGCGGATTGGATTGGCAGAGTCAGCAGCTATTTGGATAAGTTCCCCCGCATAGGAACCTTCTTCCCTCATTCCCTCAGAAAGTTTTAGGCCAACATCTTTTAAGCCAAACTTGTTTAACAGGGTACGGAGTGATTGCTCAAAGGCAGTTATCTGCTTTTCAGATTTGCCGCGAAGGGAGAACATTGCTTCTTGATCTGCATTATCAGAGCGATCTTCCTCCATTTTTAATTCTTCTAGCGCGGGCGGAGTTAACACCTCTTCTAAGCCAGCGTCTTGTCGTAACTTTTTATACAACTCAGGGTTTGTATGAAAGTTTTCTAAATCGTTTACCGTCTTCTCAAGCTCAGCTATTTTGGCTTTTGTTTGCTCAATGTTTTTAACATCTACGCCGCCCAGCTTTGCCTTTTCAGGGCTCTTTGCTGCACCTTTAATAGCAGACAGTTGTTGCCGCGCTTCTCTTTGTTGCTTGGTGGCCTCTTTGGTTACAGCCTCCGCCTCTTTAGCAAATGAATCATCAAAGCCAAACAAGTCACCGCTACCTTCTTGCCCCTTAAACCCAGCAGCCATAGCAGACCGCATGAAGTTCACAGCATGATTGATAGACTTCCCATCCTTAACCTGAGCCATGCCAAGGTTTTGTAGAGCGTCATCCTTGGGTGCGTTTATGGCAATTGAAGTTGCGGCATCATCGGAGATTTCTTTGTTAAAGTGCGCGGCAATGAGCGATGGGCTTCCAGCATCCGCAATCTCGTAAGCCTGTCTCCCGATGGCAGTGTTAAGGAGTCCCTCTGATCTTGCTTGGTCTTTTTGGAGGCCAAATTCTTTGAAGAAGCTAACATAATCTTTTACCTTTCCTCGTCCGTCTTTTACGTTAAGTTCAATGTCAAGCATACGAGCCATGTCAGCATTAAAGCCTTCTGACTCTTTGTAAATCTGTGCCGGAATAGTCTTCTCTCCACTGCGCTGTGCAAGATCAAGACGGTGGCGACCACTGATAACTTCTAATGCCCCATTGTCCCGTTGCCATACTTGAATAGGAGAAGCTAAACGACGATCAAACTTTCCTTCAAGCTTGGATGTTTGAACTACACCAGCTTGGTTTGCGTCACTTTTGAATTGGGGAACATCTTCAGATAGCTTCAATTCTGAAACTGGAAC